GATAATAATTTTGTTTGATATTGAAAAGGTTCAAATATACATTTTCCTCTTACAGGGTGCTGTATAAAAAAGAATTTTTTTGCAAAATAATCGTATCCTTTTACAGGATCTGAACAATGCACTAAATCTGCTATTTGTTCTTCTGTAAATTTTTCCCTTGTGTGTGCTTTTTTGGTAAGGACACCATCTAAACTTTTATTACTCATATATAATACTTATGCTGAAAATTGGTGGTGTATTGCTTTTTGACTATGCGTTTTTCTTAAAGTCTTGGTAGGCTTGTAGCAAAGTTTCTTTGATAGAAGATTGAACTTCTTCTTCAGTTTTTTCAAGTGCCATTGGATTATCGCCGCCTGCAACTTTAGGGTATGTTTTTTTGATCTTGTTTATACCGCCTGACAAATCTTTTGTCATGTATTGTGTGTCTTTGTATTCAGGTTCAGGTGTTGTTGATGCTTTGCCTGGAATTTCTTCTTCTACAGATTCTTCTGGTTTAGGTGTTGGTAATGGAATTGTCATTTCTTTTTCTTTTGGTTCTGGTACGCCTGCACTTTTGAAAATTTGTGCAATTGCCGCCATATCTTCTGGAGTATCTCCGTACAGCATAACCTGTGATGCTTCTTTAAGATGTATTTTTTTCACATCTTCTTTCATTTGCTCTTTGCTTTGAATAGCATCTATTTTTGTTAAAAAATCTCTAATGTCCATATTACTATTTACCTTTCGACTTACCTGAAATAGGTGAAGTTGTACCTTTTGAATCTTCTGCGTTTTCTGTGGATCCGCCACCTGGTTTAATTTCGCTTGCGGCATCTGGAGCCGATCTTTCTTTACGAGCTTTTTCTAATTCTTTTAATAATTCCATAACTCTTGAAGTGCCTACTGTTTTTTGTTCGTCTTTGCTGTCTTCATAAGGCGTGTTAAGTTTTGCTTCATACGGTGCATCTGATTTTTCTTCTTGATATTCTTCTTGAGCTTCACCTGGAGTTCTCACTATAACATGACTTTCTGGCACATTGCAATAGTTTTTTATGTACTGTTGTAACACTGTTGCTGTTGTTGGATATTGTAATTCTGTTTCAAAGTATGTTGTTCTTTCATTTTCAAGAGCAGGAAAATCCAATGGTCTTTTTGTTATTGGAGTCTTTTTACCGTTGCTCATTTTAACAACTACAAATTTTTCTAATGCTGATTCTAAACTGTCAGCGAAACCTTCTGGCAAATCGCCTGCTACACCTATTTTAAAAGGGTATGTTTTTGTGCTTTCTGCTAGGTACTGTTGTAATTTACTTGTCATTTTTGTTATCTCTATCTTCTTTGTTGTATTTATCCATCTTTTTAAGTTTTTCCAATAAACTGTTACGGTCTGATATCACATATCCTTCTCCTTGCACCACGTTTGTGTCGGAATCGCCTGTTTTTTGGTCTTGTTTTTGTTTTTTAAGTTGTAAATCAACCATCTTTAACTTTTTATCCATCTTTGCCACTTTGGCATCTAGAGTTGTTTTCAACATATTGCCTGCCACTTCAAATATACGAGCCGAGTATCTACTTTCCACATTCATACCCAAATCCATTAAATCTTCGTAAGCAGTAATGGCACGTGTACTAACATCATCCAATTCTGAATCTCCTAGTTCTCCTAAACCGTCAACTTTTGGTAGTGCCGCCGCAATTTTATCAAACTCTGCAATGTCTCGCATTGTGGATTGTTGCTGTTCTATGCTTTTGCTTTTGTTTTCTGTTTTTTTATCTTCTGCTTGTGATTTTTCTTGTTCTTCTTTCACAATCTCTTGAGATTCTGGAAGATTAAGCAGTTCTTCTAATTTTTTGGTCATAAGTTATATTTTTATTTAGTGTTAACCTTTTTTGGCACCATGAAAAATGTCTTTTTCATTTATCACTCTGAAACGAAATCCTTTGTTCTTGCACCACGCCTGAGCACTGCTCCATTTGGCTTTATTGATGATCAGTTGTGCTTGATTGTATCTATTCTTTCCTACTTTTTCTATCAATGTTTGATTTTCTGGTTTTATTTCTATAATTTCAGCATGCGGTCTTCCATTTTTATCTGTGTATGCGATGAAAAAATCCGGAACGTATATGGTGTATTTTCCTGTCATAGGATGTTTGTAAGGAATTCTTATAGATTCGTTTGCCCATTTTTGTATGCTGGGACTTTCATCACAAAACTTCATAAAAGCAAATTCCCAACTGCTTCTATACAAAGGAGTTCGACCACCCACGTACTTGTCTGGATTTTTTATTTGATACTTACCTTGAGCGAACTTCGCCATTGGACTATACTACTATGTTACGTTTTTCTGAAAGATTTTTTTCAGTTTTAACTTTATAACCAAGTGATGATGTGTTTGATCTGTTGTGATTTAAAATCTCTGTAACAATATAACTCAACTGCACTGTGTCCATACCTTTTAATGTATCCAACAATTCAAAAACTTTTACACCGTCTATCTTTGCTTGTTGTAGTATCACTGTTGCTGTTGATATACTTGCAGTTCTTTCAAATCCTCTAGATTCAAAATATCCTACAACAGCATCAACATCATTGCTGGGAAACGATATAGTATCATTGAAATAATTATTAAAAAATTCTTTTACTGGTCCACTACTGTCGTTGTTTTGTTTAGGTATGTTTGACATTTTATTTCCTTTACTTTTTTATAAGTGCTTTAACAATTTGTTTTGCACCAGAGCCTATGTTAGATGCACTTCTTCCGATGAAAGTGTTTGGCACACCATAAGACTGATCTGCTGTGTTGCCTATTCTTCCAATTGCTCCTGTTAATATGTTAAACCCTTCTTGTTTTAATCCTTCTTTAGATAAATTTTTTGCATTTTTTAATCTGTTGGCTGTTCTTATTATAGAACCCAATGTGATACCTTGTCTACTTGCACCCAGTTGACTGCCGATGTATGTGTATGGTCCATCATTAGCACCAAACAATCCTGATAACACTCCGCCAGTGCCAAGTAAACTTGTAGATCCTCCACCCGATAATGAATTAGGTGATGGTGTTTTGTCGTAATGTTCTTTGCCAAATCCAGCAGGAGCACCGTTGGCTTGTACTCTGCCTCTAGAATAAAACACTGCTTCATATTCCACTGACATCTGATTTTGTACAGGTGCTGATTCTTGATTATTCATTGAATCATGTTGCCATCTTTGGATTATAGGATTAACCAATGTGTAACAAGTGTAAGTTTTTCTTGCCATCTGATAAATTTGAATACTTGTGAAAAAAGGAATATTTGCATTGTTGTCTAATCCAAATCTATTTTTAGTGTTTTTATTATTTGTCAATCCACCTGATTTGCTGTAAGGTCTTTCAGTACTTGTGGACTGATTTCCTTGTGTATCTTTACTGGCATAATTTCCATCATTGAAATAATATCTATAATAAGTTTCCCATAGTGCTGTGGTTACACCATAGTTGTCGTCATGAAAAGTTATGTTGATTGGATCATACGAAATTTTAGTTTGTACTTTTCTTTTTACGTTGTACTGTTGTGCTGTGATCATGTCCACAGTGTATTGTGGCAAGTCCACGGCTTTAACCAACATGTTAAGTTCTCGTTGATGATTGCTTAATGGCGGATCAGTAATAGCCGCTTGTGGATTAATATTGAAAACCACATGATATAAAAACTTTTGTTTGGGTGCTAATCTAAAACTGTCATCTACATACAGTCTAGAAGCATGGCTGAAATCTGCTAGATTTCCTTTGGGATTAAGTGTCCCTTTAAGAACATTGTCTAAAAAACCTTTTAGTAAATTTGCCATATACAGTATTTATGTAAGGGAAAAATGTGATGTTTTAAAAACAAAAAAGGGGCCTAAGCCCCCTTTTCAATTTATAAATGCTTACGAAAATTACGCACCGCCGCCCGTAATTAGCGTGTTTGTGGTTCTGCCTACAGCAGTACCTACTCCTGTTCCTTGTGGAGTCTGGATAGCATTGTCGTATCTTAATGCTAACGTTACAGTAACAGGCTCTGATGTTTGATATGCTAATTGATTGTAGTTTGCTGATTCAATGTAGCAACCATACAGTTCAAATGTTTCTAAAACATTTACTGTGTTGGCACCATTTGCACCGTCTGTAATTTCTATTCTTGTTACGAATTTGTAGTCTGAACCTGAAGCCGCCGCACTCATTTCAAAGAAGTCAAATTGTTTCTGTAATTGTTCACCAACAAGTTTTTGTACGTTGTTGCTGACATCTTCTCTTAATGTTAGTGTAACAGTTTCCCATGTGTGTTTACCTGCTAGATATACTTTAGAGTTATAAACGTCAATGGTTGTTGTTTCAAAACTTAAATTAGGTCTTGTAATATCTACAACTTGCTTTGTAAGTTCAGTAGTTGGTGTAGATACACCAAAGTTTTCTAGTGATACTCTAAAACGATACTGTAACTTTGGCATTAACAGACCTTGGTTAGAAGCAGATTGGTTACTGTCTAAAGGTACTGTAATTTTTGATAGTGTAGATATACTCATTTGTTTCTCCTATAATATTTATCTATTATAAACCTGCTATTTCGCCAGTATTTTTCAATCTTAATGGTACGTAGATGAACTCTACTGCTTTGACTGGTTCAATCGCAATATCTAAGTACAACTCGTTTCTGTCTATTCTTGTTGATGTGTTGTTTGATTCATCACACACTACTAAGAAATCAAAAATCGCTCTGTTACCAACTAGTTCTAGTAATAAACTTTCTGCTTGAGCTTTGATTTCATCTCTTGTGATTTTATCATTTGGCTCAAATACATAAGGTCTCGCTAATTTGTTTAATTGGCTTCTTAGGTAGATTACTAATCTAGCAACATTGATTCTGTCTAGTGCAGAACTACCAGCAAATCTTGTTTTTTGTCCGTAGTTGACTAAGCCAGCACCTGTTATGAAAGTAATTGGGTTAACATTGTTTGAATACAATGTGTCTCTTTGACCTTCATTTAATGAAGTTGAAACAAATTCGCCTTCATTGCTGATGTAACCTGTTGAAGTAGCATTTGTAATTCCACCTCTTCTTGTACCTGCTGGAGCAAACCATGGGAAAGAAACTTGATCGCTTAATGCAATTGTTCTTAACATCATGTGACTTGCTGGAACAACTACATTGTTACCGAAGTTATCACTTGTGAATCCTGATGGATAAAATACTCCAAGATATTCGTCTGTGCTTACAAGTCCATTGTCGTTGTCTTCAACTGCTAGGTTAACGTTTGTTGCCCAGTTTTGTAAACTTGTTGCATCTGGTGTTAATCTCATTGGTGAGTCACCAATTATAAACGCTGACAATCCTCTGTCATTGTTTAATGAAATCATTTCGCCGATTAATTCTGGATATCCTGGTGTTGCCATGATGTTAAACAATCTAGATTCATCATCTCTGATTTCTTGATTGCCATTAACCATTGCTTGTAGTTTTTGCACAATAACTTTTCTTTGTGCTTTTCTACCAAATGATCCTGAACCGTCTGCCTGGTTCGCTGATTCTGTTACCCATCTGTGTGGATAGTAAGCCGCCATTGATGAATCTACATCTGAACCTCTTTGGTTATCTGCTGTAACATCAACATAATTTCTTACAAATTTCTTAACATTGAATCCAGAACGTCTTGTGTTCCACAACAACATACCTTTTGGATATAGTGCTGGATCTGGAGCATCAGTGTCTAAGAAGTCACTTGCTAGTAATTCTTTTATTGTTCCTTTAGGAGCCACAGATGCTGTTCCACCTGTTGTTCCGTATCTTGCATCTGCAAATACGATTCCATTTTCCGTTGTTTGGTCACCTGAATCAACTTGAATCCATTTTAATGAAGTTGCATTCCATTTGTAAACAATTGGATAATTTTCTAAGTCTGCTGTTGAAATCCATATGTCGCCTTCAACCAATGCACCACCGCCTGACGCTGTGGATTGTGTAGTTGGAGCAGTTGCTGAAACTTGAGGACCTTCTGAGTCTGTACCAGATACTGCTGAATAACCTTTCCAGTTTGTACCGTTGTGGTATAAAATATCCACTTCATCAACTATTGATGAGTACCATAATTGTCCATCTACCGCAGTTGTTGTTACTGCTGTTGCACTTGCTGTGTAAGTTAAAATTTTCCAGTTACTTGCTCTGAATCCAGCAGTTGTTGTGTACAAGTTTGCTGTACCTGCCTTGGTTGTGTAGTTGTAACCAGTGAAACCTGCTTCACCCAAAGTACCATCTGTGTCAACAATGTCAAATTCTCCACCGTCGTTGTGTTCGATTGAAACTCTGTTCTGTGAATCAACACTTGCAACAATGTTGGTAAAACCTGAACCGTTAATAGCACCTGCTATTAAATCTGCATCAGTTGCCGCACCTGTTGGAGTNACACTTACCGTTATTGCTGAGTTTAATGCTAATTGACCAACAATTGATTCTGCAATAGTGAATGATTTACTACCTGCTGTGATACCTGTTGTGATTGCTGTACCTGTAACTTTTGTTGAACCTGTAGATTCTCTTCTATGAATTGTTTGCTCTAGAGCATTTGTTCCGTTGTCATGGTCAACATACAAAGTGCCTACAGCAAGATTTACTCCACCACCTGTTCTGTCTAAATTGTATAGAGCAGTTTCGGCATTTTCGTAAATTGGTGCTGTTACATCTTCCCAAAGTTTAGTTGTACCATTGAATTTTTTAACTGACCATTTTGCACCTGCGTTAGGTGTTGTTGTTTTCACCCATAAAGAACCTGTTGGTCTTGATTCTGTGTCAGCAGTTTTGTATGCTGGTACAGAAGTGTGTGGGGCAGTTGTTAATTTTGGAACGTAATATGTTGCTGGTGCAATACCTAATACTGTTTCTGTGTTTAATGTACCACTTGCAATTTGAATATCATCATCATTAGCACCATTGTAATAGATTGCTAATCTGTTGCCTATTACTCTTGCTGATAAACCTGAAACACCTGCTCCTGTAATATCTGACGCCACGTCAGTAACTGTTGTACCTGATGTTGTGATTGTAGTGTCGCCACCATTAATAGTGATTGTAAATGTTGTACCACTTGCGATTGTGCCTGTTGTAGAACCTACCACAGTTGGATTTGAACCTGTCCAATCCTGTGTGCCTACACCTACCCAAGTACCATCATATTTTTTGTAGTACATTTCGTTGGCATCTGTTGTTGCCACGATTGCGTAATCGCCTGCTTGTCCGAAAGAAGTCTTTGGAACACCAGCACTTAAAAGTGTAGTATCTGTTATAACGCTAGGAATTTTGTTTGTGAATGTTTGTCCACCAGTTGTTGATGCACTTGCACCATTCCATTCAAATATTCCAAATTTTGAAACTGCTGTGTCAAACCAGTAAGTTCCTGATTCTGGATTTGCCGCTGGTGCTGTTGCTGTTGCTTCTAATTGACCTAGGTCAACATCTGCTCTTACAACGTATGCTCTGTTGGCAACACCTAAATAACTGTATGCCGCTTGTAATCCGTATTCATTTGTTTCACCACCATTGATAGGATTATTGTTAGCATCAGTTTTAAAAACTGGATCACCAAATGTTTCTGCTAATTCTCTTTGTGAAGTCATTAAGAATACTTTGCCTGCGTTAGCGGCTGTTGTACCTAATGCTGTTCCTGTTCCTGAACTGTTTGTTTTGTCTTGTGCCGAAGCAACAAATATCATTGGGACTGTGCCCGGTTCTGCTGGTGTGTAGAAACTTTCGTCTATTACACTAACCTGTACTCCTGGTGAAACTAATGCCATCTTTTTTATCTCCTATTAAAGTGTAAAACTTTATTATTGCTAGTATTTATGACAATATGTCAAATCAAGCCGTATTAAGGTTTATAAAAAAGGGGTTGAAAAGGGCAGGTAAATACAGTTGTATGAGACCGTTATGTACTAAATGTAGTCAAAGACCTTCCGCTGTGAACTATAAAAAAGGCAACAAGACCTATTATAGAAAGCAGTGTGAAATGTGTTTGAAGTATGGAGGTCCTAGTGGATATCATCCCAAGTGGTATGTTGCCGGATATAGAGTTAAAACAAAATGTGACAAATGTGGACATTCAAGCAAGTATAAACAGCATTTCAATGTGTTTCATGTGGACAGCAATCTTAATAATTGCAAATTTAACAATCTAAAAACAGTGTGTGCTAACTGCCAAAGATCTTTGCACCTTGAAGGGATCCGTTGGCAACAAGGCGATCTTGTACCTGATTTTTAAGTTCAGCAATGGTGCTGTTGTTGGATAATTCTGCATCAAAATCTGTGTTCGCCCATGCCCATTCAGATGGATGTACATCTTTGGGAGTTTTTCCAATATCTTGATACATTCTGAACCATACAGGAATTTGACCTCTTTTTACCCACCACACTTCTCCATCAATTTCTTTAATCATGTTGGCTTCATTGTCAAACCGCACATCTGGTATTACCCAATTGGTGCCTGGATTGTCTAAAATTTTCTTTTTTGCCAGGCTCACCCATACGCCATCATAAAATCCATCACGCATACATTCTGTGCCAAACACTTGAAGCACATGTCTGGGTGTGATATCTTTGCCCATTTCTTTGCTCCAGAATTTGTCTGCTTGTTCTCTCCAGGCTCTGCTTTCATCTGTTTTTCCGTCCAACAGTTGTCTGTCCCAATCAAACATTTCAGCCACACTGTCTTTCAATTTGTCAGCAAATGACAATTTTTCAAAGTTGTTTTCTTTTACTAAAAAGTCAGCGATGGTGTCTTTGCCCGAACCTATCAGTCCGCATATTCCTATAATCATAATTGTAATTGTGTTGTGCCTACTCCTACCTTACCTTTAACAAAAAAATTAAATGCTAAACTTAATCTATCTTTGTCTGCATCTTGCGGAGGCACTGTGTGTTCTAACCAAGATGGAAACATATACAGATCATTTTTTTTAGGCTTCATGCCGTAATAATCTACATTGTATTGATTTTGATTTTTATTTCTAAAAGTTGGTTTAATTGTTTCGTGAAAAAGATTTGTGTAAAAATAAGGCTTGTTAAATATTATAGGGGCTGATGTGTCATCACTTTCAACATAATATACTCCACTGATCATTGCATTTGGATGTGAATGTTGAACAATATGATCACCCTTTCCATTTTTGTTTACCCAACTTGTTGTTAATTCAAAATCTTGTTCAATATCTAATACATCGCTTACAAAATGATTCATCACTTTCAATATCTGTTGTCTAAGATTTTTTAATTGAGGCTGATTTAATACCTGCATTCCTGCATTTTTTGGTTCTTCATTTTTGGCGTCATATAAACCAACACTTTGTGGAGGAAATTTTAAATTTTTTATCCAAGATTCTTCCATAGGATCCAAAGGATCCAGAACAGTTTTGTATAATGGTACTGAAAATAATGGAGTAACTTGATGTTTCATATAGTGTATATTACTATATGTTTAGTTGATTGTCAACTAAGATTTAACCAATTGCGAAGGAATATCCTTGACCACCACCAGTTTGTGTTTTGACTTCTATTTCGAGTCTTTCCATTTCTGCTATGGCTTCTTGTTTTAATGCATCACCATTTAGTGATGTTCCACCTTGTGGACCTGCTATTGTGTTGAATTTGCTTCTGGCTTCACCCAGCATGTATTTGCATTTGGCAAGTGTATAATCCTTTAACCATTTTTTTGCCAAATAATCTTTAAGCAATTCTGAATCTGGTCTGTAATTGTAAGCCTCTAGTAATACTTCTTCACCTTGTCTTGGTCTTTGAAGTATTGTTAAATTTTTGGTTGTTGTGTTCCATTTAAATTCTATGAAAGAACCAAACATTCTTCCAACCAATTCTTGATATTGAGCAAACATATTGTATGTTGCTACACCACCCATGTTAGAACTTGCTAATAGGTATGTGTTTGTGTATGCCATATTGAATGGTTCGAACAATGTACCACCATCTCCACCGCCTGATCTTGAACCTATTGATCTTCTGTAGATTTGTCTAACTTCTATCACCTCGTTTGGAAGTGTATAATCGTTTTGATCCTTCACTAAAGGCAGAAACATATAACTTTCTTCAACAGAATTATCAGATCTCTGGCGAAATCTGTCTAATGCATCAGTTAATGCTGTTTCATAGTGTACAGGGTCTAATTCTACGTCTACCATACCGCCACCTAGGCTAGTGTGAACGTAGTCAAATACTTCTTGTTTTTGTGTGCTTAAATCACTCATACAGTTTTCCTCATACATATTTATCGTCCGATAAATATATGTATATGCCGAGATTAAGTCTTTATAAACCAGAAAAAGGGAACGACTACACATTCTTAGACAAAACAGTGGTGGAAATGTTCACTGTGGGTGGAACCGATGTATTTGTACACAAATACCTAGGACCTAAAAATCCTGATGAAGCAGATGCCACTCCAGCAGAGCCTAGATATGATGCTGTCAAAGAAACCAACATACAAGACATGTTGTTCCTTGAAAACAGAGACAGAAAATACAGTCAAGATGTGTACAGTTTAAGAGGCATATACAATGTGCAAGATATTGATTTTGACATGAGTCAATTTGGACTATTTTTACAGAATGACACATTGTTTATGACCATTCCAATCACCAGCAGTGTTAAAACATTGGGTAGAAAAGTTATGCCAGGTGATGTGTTTGAATTACCTCATTTGAAAGATGAATATGCACTGAATGATTTCAGTGTGGCACTTAAAAGATTTTATGTTGTGGAAGATGTCAGCAGAGCGGCAGAAGGATTTTCACAAACTTGGTATCCACACCTATACAGAGTTAAACTGAAACAAATATATGACTCACAAGAATTTAAAGAAATATTAAACAAAGATGCAGGTGCAGGTGATGGTAAGACATTGCGAGATGTATTATCTACATACGAACAAGAAATGCAAATCAATAATGCAGTCACTCAACAAGCAGAAGCAGATGCACCTAAGTCAGGATATGATATAGCACATTTTTATACACTGCAAGTGGATGATAAAGGAAAACCAGAATTGGTCACAACTGATACATCAACACTAGACACATCTACTCAAAACACATTAGCGGACAGAGTAAATCAAACTCCTAGCAAAGAAGGTTATGATGGATATTTGTTAGGTGATGGCATTCCACCCAATGGAGAACAGTTTGGATTTGGTATCAGTTTTCCAGGCACATCGGACACAGGAGATTATTTTTTACGTACAGATTTTTTACCAAACAGACTGTTTAGATACAACGGTGGACGTTGGGTAAAAATGGAAGATAATGTACGCATGACATTGACTAACACTGATACAAGAAACACACAAAAAGGTACGTTTGTTAACAATACTAAAACTTCAACAATTGCTGGTGAATCAGTTACTGAAAGACAGAGTTTATCAAAAGCACTAAAACCAAAGGCGGATAATTAATGCAATTTTTTTACGACGGACAAATTAGAAGATATATCACACAAATAATTAGATTGATGAGTAATTTTTCTTACAAAGATGGTGATGGTGGATTGAAAACTATACCTGTTATGTATGGAGATATTTCTAGACAGGTGAGTCACATCATAAGAGACAACTCAGAAAACAAATTACCGTCTGTTCCAAGAATGGGAATATATGTTACTGCATTAGAAATGGACAGAACACGTTTAGCAGATGCAAGTTTTGTGAGTAAAATTCATATTAGAGAAAGAGCATTTGACAGCAACAACAATGAATACTTGAACGAACAAGGTAAAAATGTTACTGTTGAAAGATTGATGCCTACTCCTTACACATTATCATTGAATGCAGATATTTGGACATCCAACACAGAACAAAAATTGCAAATAATGGAACAGATAATGATGTTGTTTAATCCATCACTTGAGATTCAAACCACAGACAATTATGTTGACTGGACCAGTTTGAGTGTTGTTGAATTAGCAAATATTGGTTTTTCATCAAGAACAATTCCACTAGGCACAGAAACAGAAGTTGATGTTGCAACATTAGGATTTACAACACCTATATACATATCACCACCAACAAAAGTTAAAAAACTAGGAGTGATTACTCATATTATCACAAGTATTTTCAACGAAAAAACAGGCAATGTAGATTTGAGTCAAACAATGCCTGAACTTAATGCATATCAAGACGGAAATGATTTTGATATCAAAGCAAGTATCACTACCAATGCAGATGGTTCTGTAGACACAAGTGTTGCCACAAGAAAAGACACTGACGCTGTGTTAGGTACAACAGGTATAAATTATGATGTTTACGTTTTAAACAGTGTTGCTCAAATAATTGAAAAAGGTGTTATAGGCAGTGTGGTTTGGACAGGAAATGTGCAAACTATTCCTAATTATAAAGATGGATTGAGCAAAATTTATCTAAACAGAGAAGGCATAGATGCTCCTGTGGTAGGTACTGTTGCAGTAAACGAAGCAAATCCATTCCAACTTTTAGTTGAGTGGGACGAAGATACAATCCCAACTGACACTGTAATTGTTGGACCAGTAACAACAAGTGGTTCTGTAGATTTCATAGTGGATCCTACCACATTCAATCCATCCAATGTAAAACAAAATGGAAAAAGATTGTTGTTACTTAAATCAATAGGTGATTCCGATAATGAAGATGGAGCAGATGCATGGAAAGGTGACAGCAACATAGATTTAGTTGCAGGTGCAAATGACATTATAGAATGGAATGGCACAAATTGGGAAAATATTTTTGATGCAAGTGCTAATCCAAGCACCAATACCAATTTCTCAGAATCATTTATTACCAATTTAAATACTGGTGTGCAGTACAAATGGAATGGTACAGAATGGTTATTGTCTTTCGAAGGTGAATATCGTAAAGGCACTTGGAAGATCCAGTAGTCACATAATTAATTGTATGAACAGTAAGATTGTAGGGTGTGGAGCACTCTTCTATACACTAGATACAAAAAGATTTTTATTACTACACAGAACTCAAAGCAAACAAAATAATGTTTGGGGATTGGTTGGTGGTACTACAACTTCAGATAAAAATTTGTGGGAAGGTCTTCAAAGAGAGATTCAAGAAGAAATAGGCACTCAACAAATTAAGAAAACTATTCCAATGGAAACGTTTATCAGTAATGATGAAAATTTTTTATACCACACCTATTTGTGTGTGGTAGAAAAAGAATTTATTCCAACACTAAACACAGAACATGATGGCTATGCTTGGGTTACTTTTGGTAACTGGCCCAAACCATTACACCAAGGATTGCGTAAGACATTCCAAAACAAAACAAACCAAATTAAATTAGACACTGTGTTTAAAATGCTTAAATTAATCAAATGAAAATAATTGGAGATGTAATGCTGGATGTGTGGGTACAAGGTGATTGTACCAAAGTATCACCGGAAGCATCAGCATTGGTATTAAAAGAAAATGACCGCAATTACAACATAGGAGGGGCAGGAAACCTCGCTTTAAACCTATCAAATCTCGGCGTAGACACGCATCTTTACAGTGCCGTGGGCAACGACGCCCCGGGTCATAGAATACAAGAAATACTGCTTAAAAACAACATCAAAACATTCATAAGCAATGATGCTGTAACCAGCACTGTGAAAACACGCATGATTGGTGCAGACGGACAACACCTGTTGAGGCTGGATCGTGAAGAACAATACACTCAATCTGAGCCCATGATTAATTTGGTAAAAAATTTACAAAAAGATGATGTAATTTTGATCAGCGATTACAACAAAGGAGTAATCAACCAATCGTTGGTTAATGACGTTGTGCATCTTGTCAAAAGAGTTTATGTGGATCCAAAACAAAATCCTGAATCGTATACAGGTGCATATTTGGTTAAACCCAACATGAAAGAATATGAACAATGGTTTGGAAAATTTGATTCTAAAACTGCTGATCAATTCAGAATAAAATTTAATTGGGATTGGTTAATTGTGACAGATGGCGGCAACGGTATTCATGTTGTTGGTCAAGATGAATATCAACATATCACTGGTGATGCTGTAGAATTAGCAGATGTTAGTGGTGCAGGAGATACTGTGTTGGCAATTATTGTAAAATACGTTGAACAAGGATACAGCATGACAGATGCTTGTACGTTGGCATTAAAAGGTGCCAGTAAAGTGGTACAACATCGAGGCGTTACAGTGGTACAGATCAGCGATATAGAAGACACAGTGGTTTGGACCAACGGTGTGTTTGATATTTTACATCAAGGACATTTAGAATTATTAAAATTTGCTAAAAGCCATGGAGACAAATTGATTGTTGGAATAAATGCAGATGAAAGTGTAAAAAGATTAAAAGGAAATGATAGACCATTGAACAATACATTGATTAGAAAAAAACAATTGATGGAATTGCCTTGGGTAGATCAAGTGGTTGTGTTCCATGAAGACACACCTATAGAAGCATTGCAAACAATCAAACCTAATGTGATTGTGAAAGGTGGTGATTACACAGTGGCAACCACAGTGGGAAATGAGATGGCTGAAGTTGTGATATTTCCAACTGTAGACGGTTTTTCAACCACAAATATTTTAGAGAAAGTTAAAAATGAAAATTGAAATAAGAAATAATAGAATGTTATGCACAGATGTACTGGCAAAAGAGCACTATGAATATATTTTTAAAACCATGACCAATGATACATTTACTTGGAATTACAATGATCACGTGGTTAAGAAATCAGAATTTGATACAGAAGAAAAACATCAATTGCAGTTTGTTCATAAGTTTCACGAAGTCAGTCAAATTTTGACTACACCAGAATATTGGCAAATGTTGTTTCCTATATTTGAAGTGCTTCAGCCTCACACCTTTATCAGAGTAAAAGCAAATAATATTCCAAGTAAAGAAAAAATTATCACTCATGGAATGCATACTGATACTGGAATACCATTGAGTTACACAGCAATCTATTATGTGAACACAAACAATGGTTTTACAGAGTTTGAAGATGACAAAATCGACAGTGTTGCTAATTCAATGGTTGTGTTTCCTAGTTACATGAAACACACAGGATCTACTTGTACAGATGCTAGGAGCAGAATCAACATAAACATAAATTTCGTTGCTGATCATAGAAGCGAATTTATAAAACCCATTGTGCCCAATGAAGCACATGATACAATTAAACTTTGGAGAAATCACGAATGAAAATTTGCGTAACAGGAGCGGAAGGATTTATAGGAAAAAATTTGTGTAAGCATTTAAATGATATGAATTATGAAGTGACCATGTTTGAATATGCTTCTAACACTTTTCCTGATCCCAGCCTGTATGATTGGGTAATTCATCTTGGAGCAATCAGTTCTACAACAGAAAGAAATGTAGAATTAATCATGGATCAGAATTATGAATACAGTATGAAATTGTTACAGATGTGTGACACCATGGGAGTAAACTTTCAATATGCCAGTTCTGCTAGTGTGTATGGCAACACAAACAGTTTTGTAGAAAATGGTCCTGTTTATCCTCAATCACCATATGCTTGGAGCAAATATTTGTTTGATAGATTCATTCAACAAGCCATGGGAGAATTTAAAATATTAGTACAGGGGTTTAGATATTTTAATGTGTATGGACAACATGAAGAACACAAAGGTGATCAAGCATCTCCAGTAACTAAATTTTCAAAACAAGCAAAAGAAAGTGGTGTGATCAAGTTATTCGAAAATAGTGACCAATATCTTAGAGATTTTGTGTGTGTAGATGATGTGTGCAATGTGCAGTGTCAAATGCTACAAAAAGACATCAGTGGTATCTACAATGTTGGTACAGGTACAGCAACGTCATTTCAATCAGTAGCAGAATCTGTGGCTAAAAAATACAATGCCAAAATAGAAACAATTCCTATGCCAGAAAAATTAAAAGGGCAATATCAGTCTTACACCTGTGCAGATTTGACAGAATTAAATAAAAATGTTACAATAAATTATAAAACAGTTGAGCAATATCTAAATGATTAATAAAGAAGGTAAAGTAGACAAAGGTTGGGGATACGAATTAATTTGGGCTTCCAACGACAAATACTGTGGTAAAATAATGGTGTTTGAAAGAAAAGGTGCTAAATTTTCAATGCATTTTCATAAAACCAAAGATGAAACTTGGTTTGTAAATGAGGGTAAATTTTTGTTAAGTTGGATTGATACTCAAACTGCAACGTTACTTACAAAAGAACTTAAAGAAGGCGAAACATGGAGAAACTTACCTCTGATGCCACACCAAGTACAATGCTTAACTGATCGAGGTAGCATCACTGAAGTGAGCACTGCTGACGATCCAGAAGACAATTATAGAATCATTCCTGGCGATTCACAAAAAATAGAAGAAAAATAATTTATTTTTTTTGATGTATCCAGACGTGATCTGGGTGTTTCTTATAATCGTTGCCAAAATATTTTTGTACTGCTTTTTTTACTCCTGACAACCAGAAGTCGTGTCCTGTTATAAATCCACCAGATTTAACTTTTGGTGTCCATTTTTCAATATCTTGCGAACATCCATCAAATCCATGATCAGCATCTAAAAACACAAAATCTAATGAATTATCTTCAATTAATAAAGACGCATTTGAAGTCCAATCTTTTATAAATTGAGCTCTTGTTCCAAATTCATTTTGTAACTCTTTTATGAAATTGTAATACAGTGAGTGATCATAACTAAACCCCATATGAGGTTGATCATATGTTCTTTTTCGTTGAGGATCAGTACTTCCATTTGGTTGACTTTCGTACAAATCTACACCAATCAGGGTAAGTTCAGGACAATGAGATAACAAAAAATAATAAAGTTCGCCGCTTCTAACTCCTAGTTCAGCGCCTTTTTTTAAATTGTGTTTTTTAATTAATTTTTGTAAAACAAAACATCGTTCAGGTTCTTTGTGTGGGTTTTCTCTTTCCAGTACACGAAGCCTATTATAATTCATCTTATCAGTCTTTGTTAATACATTCCTTACAAACACAGTCTGGACAATCTAGACATTCTCCACACGATTTTTTGCAGTGTTGTTCACACCCACACGTCTCGCATATATGTTTGATGAGTTGGAGCATTAAGCCTGTGCTTCTGACCAACGCAGTGTAACTGTTGCGGATACATCGCCTGTACCAGCAGTTCTAAATACATTGATCGCTAACACGTCAGGACCATTCGGGAACGTACCTCTACCTCCCAAGGTAGTGTTAGTTAATGCTTTGATCTTGTCTAAGGCAAGTGTTGCTCTTTCACCCGGTTGTGCAACAAAAGAGAAAATAGTTTCACCTGGTTGTGCATAAGGAGGTTGACCAAAGTTAAATGATATACTGCTTGCCGCGGCAATCGTTCCATTGAATGTTTGGTTAAAGTCAACTCTGTAGTATTCTGTTGTCCCAAACACAGTTTTAGCCTGTACACTTTGTACAGTTGTGCCTGGTGGAAATTCAGTTGTTGTTGCTGTATCCACTTCAGTACCTGCAACAGCGTTTGAGGCTTCCCATGATGTTGGATCAAAGAACAAGTAGTTAGTACTTGCAAAGTCACCACCAAATGCAAAGTTCACAGCATCACCGCCCGATACACCTGTGTGTCTGTTTGAAAATCTTACAAAGTAATATGAACCATTATCACTAATCTGTGTAACCACTGTGTTGCTAGGGAATTGTGCTGAGGTTACACGCATACCTACCACGTGTCCTTTGCCTTCCCATTGTGCTTCCAAGAAATACATATAGTTTCTGTTACCACCCAAGTTAAACCAGTGAGTAGATGAAGATGTCATTTCTGCTATCGTGTCTGCTGTCGCAGTTGTGATTGATGCACCACCGTTCCAGTTAACTGAACCACCCGGAGCAATCTCCGCAAAACTTGGTTGTCCACCTTGTGCTGTTCCTTGTAGTCCTGTCCAACCTATGTCTGCTGGATCAATTGGATAGTTTTGTGGATTAATAATTCCTTGAATCACCAACTGACCTTGTACACCACCTGCCGCAACTGGCTCTGTGGTAATCTCAATACCATCCAGTAGCAACTGGGCTCTGTTCAATAGATCTCTGTCTCCCAAGTCACCTGTTAAGGCATTGGATACTGAAGGAGCCAATCTCATTAAGAATACAGTTTGTCTAATTGTTGATAGTCGTAATCCTTGACCTGAGTAACTGAATAGATATCCTCTATCTTCGTCAAAGTTACCATCTGTTAGATATGCTGATCCCCAGTGTGATATGATTGGAGATGCTGTGTTTGATATCAACACAACTCCAGTGTTTCTAAAGTGTGCCGCCGCCGCACCCGCTGAATAGTTTCTTGTGGCACCTGCCGCAAAGTTTGTAAGTTGTGCCGCTCTAGTACAACCTGTCAATGTGTCACCTGTGATACCTGTAAATGTTATAATTTCGTTATCAATGTACACAGTACCACCTGTTGTTGGGAAGAATGAAGCGTCTTCCACTGTAAGTGTGGTTTGTGTTGCATCCATATTTTCAAATAATTTTGCACCAGGACCTTCGTTGGTTACTTCATAACGTACAGGTTGGTTACCTGTTCTCATAAATGCTTCTGTGTTAACGTTTGAATTTCTCATTCTGTGTACAAAAATAAAGTTACCTGTTTGACCTCTAGTCATCCAATCGATGAATCCAGCCCCGTACCATGAAAACTGTATCCCAATCATCTGCATCTTAGACACGTCCCATTTGTATCCACTTGGTCCTGTTCCGTCTAATACATCTTTGTTAAATTCTGATTGTTTTGCTTTTTTGTCTACCACAGCACACATCTTCACACCTGATGATGTGTTAACACCTCTATAATCTGGAGTAACACTCATTGTTGTGTTGTCTGTAATTCCTGATACCACGTGTGTCATACCTCTGATTACAACTCTGTCACCTGCTTTAATTTGTTCTCTGAATCTTGTACCCACACCTGTCACATTATTTGAATCTGGTGTAACTGTGATTGTGCCTGCCAATTGTCTTGTTGCAGTTCTTTGCACAGCATTTGTGTTTTGTCCATCATACTCCCAGAAAATTCCGTTTTGATCATCAAATATACCTGATCTTACAGTGGCACCATTCCATTGATACAATGACACTTGAGGTTGATCTGTAAATTCTGGAGTAGTTCCTCCCAAAGTGATTTGTGCAATCACTGTGAATGTTCTTTCATTTGTTATTGATGTGATAGTGTATGTTCCATCATAACCTGATGTTGCAATACCTACTAATCTAATAATAGCACCTACCTGTAAATTGTGGTCAACATCATCTGTTGTTACAGTGATTGTAGAACCTGATGCTGTGCCATCTGCTGATAAATCAAGTATGTCATAACTTGGAGCAAATAGAGCACCAGTGGTATACATACAACCTTTACCTGATTGATATCTGATATATTTTTTAGATTGACGTATTGCTTGAGCACCGTGAGCCGGTCCACCTGTTCCTAATTGTACACCACCATCAAATGGTCTGTGTATAAAGAATGAATCTGGTCTACCATATATAGATCCTTGCCAACCAGCATCTGTGATAGCACCTGGTGATCTCACTTGATATGTTAAACTTGTTGGTGATGGAATTGATGTTGCTAAGAATGGTCCTGAAGCCAATATGTGATTGTTTGATCCGTCATCTGATTGTATCACAACTAAAAATGCATTACCTGGCACAAGTCCATGTGGTGTTGTGAAATTAACTCTCATTGTTGCCAATGCAGAATATGATATTGTTGCAGATAATGGAATTGCTTGTGAAACTGGATCTGAAATTGTTACTGAAGAGTATACACTGATACCAGTTCCTCCAATTGCTGTTCCTGAATGTGTGTTGTTAACCACACCACCGAATGAAGTGATCGATTGTACACGAACAGTTATATCATTGGCTGGTGTTGATCCACCCAGACTTGCTCCACTAATTACAACTTTGTCTCCAACTGCATAGTTTGATCCATCTTGAACCACAGTGACTTCTGTGTAATCCGTTGATGAATCTGTGTCATTGGTTCTAGTAATACTGAATTGAGCACCAACACCTATTGGAGCTCTGTTTGAACCTGCCACATTCAATGCATTACCTGTGCCTGTGTTTGCAGTTCCAGTTGCCGCTGACACTGATGTAACTTGACCTCCTACTACAGAATTTATACCTGCAATTGTGAATGTTAAATCATTTGTTGGTGATGCACCAAACACTGATGTACCTTCAATTTTGTATGTTTGATTTAAACCATATCCGCTACCACCATTTGCAATTGCCAATGTGTATGATCCACCAGACAATGTTACATCCATTGTTAATCCTGACGGTGTTCTTGCTGATTTGTTTACATCTGTGAATGTTTGTGTGTTCACTGCTGTGCCTGCCACAGTGTACGTGGCTATTGCACCTGCTGTCACTGTGTCAACTGTGATTGTGACATCATTGGCTGGTGTTAATCCGCCAACTGCTGTTCCTAAAATTGTAATTGTGTCTGCCGCGGCAAATGAAGCACCTGTGTTTGTGAAAGTCGCTGTGTACACAGTTCCTGTTCTGTTAATGTCTACAACTGCACCAGTACCTGAACCACTAGTTGTCCAAGTAGCACTGGTATAATCTACATTGGCATCTGTGCCTGTTCCGCTGATTGTTAATGCTGTGATACCACCATTGCCGTTCACTGTGCTTACGGATACATATGCATCGTTGGTTGGTGTTGCCGCACCCAAGTCTGTTCCACTTACAAAGAATTGATCACCAACTGTGTAACCTGATGTTCCTTCTAATGCCGCTGTACCTGTTGGCGTAATTGTTGCAATTCCACTTGCACCTGTGCCTGTCACTGTGTCAATTACTATTGTTACGTCATTGGCTGGTGTTTCTCCACCTAAACTTGTTCCTTCGATTGTATGTGTTTGTCCAACACCATAATCGTCACCTGCATTGTTTAAAGTTACTGTGTAACCAGTTCCAGAAATTGCCACATCAAAAGTAGCGTTGGTTCCTGATATGTTAGTGCCTGTGTTTTGATTTGGATATGTTTGAGTATTAACAGCCGTACCTGCTACTGTGAATGTTAAAATTCCACCATTACCATCAACTGAATCAACAGTGATTGTTGCATCGTTGGCTGTGGTTGCACCACCAAGTTGTGTTCCTAATATTGTAAGCACATCTGTTGCTGAATAACCTGCTCCAATTGTTGTTACCACTGCAGAGTATACTGTTCCTGTTCTTGTCACAGTGAATGCCGCTGTAACTCCTCCAGCACTTGGAGTTGTGTATACTGGTGATGTGTAATTTACAGTTTGATTCGGTGCTGTACCTGCCACACTGATTGTTTGTATTTCACCTGAACCGCCCACAGCAGTTACTCTTATGTCTAAATCATTTGCGCCTGTTCCACCAAATGTAGAACCGCCTAATCTTACCACATCATTCACAATGTATCCTGTTCCTGCTGTGTCCACTGTCGCTGTGTATACACCAGCATCTACATCTATATCAAAAATTGCTCCTGCACCTTGTGATCCTGCATAAGAGGCAAGACCAACACCTGTGTATGAAGGACTGTTCAATGCCACTGTGTATGAGCCTGCATTTTTTGTTACATTAATCTGAGCACCTGTTCCGTTATTGCCTTGCAATTGTGTGGCAACTGCTGATGCTGTGCCTGTGCCTGTGAATGCTGTTCCTGTGACAGATGCTGTTAAAATTTCTCCGCCAGTGTCAACTGATTCCACAGTAACAATAGCGTCATTGGCTGGTGTTGCTCCACCTAAATCAGTTCCGCTTACAACTATTGCATCTCCTACTGCATAATCTTGTCCTGAACCCACTTGTCCATTTGTAACTAGCGACACAGAATATGATCCGCCCACTCTGAAAATGTCAAATCTTCCTAACTGTCCTTGTGGTGTATAATTTGTTCCTGCTAGACCTGGATACTGTGTGATGTCTCCAATTAAATCTTGTGTCAAAGGTGCACTCAATGTCAAATCGTTTCCTGCCACACTGATAATTGTTACAGCAAATCCGTCACCTCTGTCAATCACAGAGTTTTGAATTATGCCCGCAGAATCTTGCACAGTGATTGCTGTTGCACCTGCAACATAATCTCCTGTTACTGTCGGTGATGCTAGTGCTCCACCAGATCCGTTAACTGCTGTAATTTGTGTACCTGTTTGAATTCCTGTTCCTGTAAGTGGTGCTCCTATTTCTGGCTGTACACCTGTGTATGGTAAAATTGTAGCACCTGATAATGTTGCTAGGCTGGTTACAAAGTTTCCTGAAGATCCATTTGAATCAATACTGAATGACGGAAATCCAATTGCCGCACCTGTGTAAAAATCACCTTCTCTTAATTGTGTAAAGTTTGTGGAAATTGTTGTAGGATTTACTGATCCCACTTTTGCTTTTCCATAATAGGTAAATGACAGTGAATTTGGCACTGTGTTTACCACAAATGATCCTGCGGCTCTACTTGCGCCTGCCACAGAATTATCAAACCCTGTGATTGTAAATGGTTGTCCTGCTTCAAAATTGTGTGGTCCAATTGTTGTCACTGTGATTAGTGATGAACCAATTCCTTGTGTTCCTGCTGAAGCATCTGATGTTACTGTTTGAATATCAAAGTCTGTGCCTGGAACTTCATAAATTGATGGATAACCTCTTTGTGTTGCAATCGCTTGCCACTTCGTTGGCTGAAGTCCGTATTCAAAGTCAGCATCCAGCATTGATTCTGGTTGTGCTACTCTTAATCTTTCAATGGCATCTGTTCCAAAATCATATGGACGTGTTCTTATTTCATCGTCTTCAATAAAAATTTGTAATTGATCTGTTGCGTCGTCTGTTGATGTGTCAGCATTTAAAAATATGGTTGTGATTGTGTCATTGCCATGAAATGCTTTAGGAAAATCTGGATCAACAAATGCTGTTGGATTTGATGTGTCTTCTGGATACTCTCTTTTATATGTTACTGTGGCACCTTTTGCAGGATCGTTGAATGTGTACAACACTGCATTTGATGAAGTGTTTGTGATCAGTAATATTTCTGATAATTCTACTCTTTCAGGAATTTTAACACTTGAAATTCCGTTGGTTACAAGTGCTGGTAGATTGTCCAGTCCGTTTGTGATCACATCTGTGATGATTCCAACTAAAGAAGTTACTCTTGCAGTTGCTCCTGACTCTCCTGGTGTACCTAAAATTGTTTGTTGTGTAACAACTGGTGACTGTCTTGAAGCGTATGCAGTGCCAGGTATTACGTAATTGTTGATGATGTTTCTAATTTCATTTTTAGTTGCTATCTCAGGTTGTCTATCACCATCTAGTACAGAAACTGTGCCGACCCAGTAAGTTGAAGCATTGTATCTTGATTGCTCATTTCCACCATATCTGATATCTTTTAAAAGACCATCAATATTGTACCCCATGTCTCTTTCACAAAGGTAAGAATCATATACAAAATTGGCAAACACATAAGCGGAACTTTGTAATGCTGGTAAATTTAAAATACCATTGTCCACAACATTATCAATTACAGCCATGTTTGCCGCGAATCCTGTCTTACCAGCCGGTTCTGCATTTGAACCTGATGTGTTTTGTGACAGTCCATCTGTGTTGATACTGCTGTATGCTAAACCTGTAAAGATGTATAAATCTATAATTTGTTTCGCTTTTGTCCAATATGCTAATTCAGGTTCTCCAGCAGATGCCAATTGAAGTACTCCGTCAACATAATAAGTTTGCGATTGTTTTCTAATATTTTCATTACCGCCATATCTCATATCAAGATATGCCGCTTGTATAACTGCTTCTACGTCAGTTTTGATTTGTGTAGCAGTTTTTGTATAACCAGCAAATGGTGAAATGTTTCCAGCAACTTGTACAGCAACCCATGCCGCCACTTCTGCTTTAACATATTCTCTGTTGTTAAGATATCTTAATGATGAGTTTGGATATAAATCTGCCGCTGTGTCTGTAACAATTTTTGCATCTATAAAAGCGGTGGATTCGTCTTTTAACCATTCTTTGTTGGCATTAATTTGAGCCCATGCATTAGGATAAAGATTTCCGCTTTCTGGTATTCCTGGTGTAAATTTGTATGTTTGTATACGTTTTTTTGCCATGCTTTTTTTATACTCCTAATGCTATCGCTAACACTGTGGCTGTGTTATCGACATACTGCTTTTTAGTTACATCGTTAGCATTGGTTGGGTCACTGGTTACAGTTGCTCCTGTAAATGCCGCCGACGCCGCTGATGTTAATCCTATTGTAGTGTTATTTAACGTTCCTTGCGAAGAATTCAATGTTGAAAAGGTTCCATTTCTTGGTATTACTGAACCTATTGTAACATTATCGACCACACCTATGTCTGTGGGTCTTACTGTGAGCGTTCCACCTGCTTGTGGGCTCAATGTTACGTCTGCATTGGGTGTTAAAGTTACTTGTCCACTGGTTGATAAATTTTGTGCATTGATGTTCATGTTGTTGATTGTTCCTAATGTGGCAGGATTAATTGTAACTGTGCCTGTTCCTGTAGGTTGTAATCTAATTTGTGCATCAACTCCTTCTGCTAGTAAATCACCAGTGTCTAATATTGAACTGAAAACACCTGCTCCAATGATACTTGGTTGATTAACTGTTAGTGTGCCATAAGGATTACCATCTGTATCTCCATAAAACAGTGAATCAGGAGCATCAACTGGAACTGCATAAGTTAAAGTTCCTGATTGTTTTCCTTGTGCTTCTGCTTCTGTTAATGTTGTCGCAACTGGTATGTCAAGATACGTGCTTGTGGCAATTTGAGAATTAATTCTTGTTCTAATACTGTTTTGATATGTTGTAAAATTATTTGCAATTCCAGTGAATGCATACATTCTTACAGCATCATTATCATAAGAATAACTTTCACTGCCATCTGCTTCTGTGGTTCCTGAAACTAATTTAATTTCTATTGATGAATCAGCTCTAGCCATTCCGTACACAGTGTCTTCTGCACTGTAAAATTCTTGTCCAGCAATTGTTCCACCATTGAAAAGATATTGTAAATCGTCTTTACCATTGAACATTAAAACTTTTTTATTTCCCAAAGGTGTAATTGGTGTCCAATTTATAATTGTCGATTCATCTTGATTCTGTGCTTCTAGTGAGTAATTGTAAAAACTATGATCAGTTGAAAGATATTGATCAACATTTAATAAACCATTAAATGTAATAATATTTTTTATTGATGCATTTTGTGTGTAGTTTGAATATTGTAATGCCAACTGTGCACCATTACCGTAACCTATTATTGTGATGTCTCTGGTATCCACATTATCATATAAACTAAAACTGGAAATTATAGAATCAATCAAAGCAATATCATCTGCTTTTGATGTGTTGTATCCTACGTTCCATTCATTGCCATAACCTTGTGGAGCAATTAAAATTTTATCTGAAATAAAGTTTACATTTGCAATTCCGTTTGCTTGATCAAAACCTTTGTCGTGTAATGAAATCACAACAGGTATTTTCTTTTGTGCTAAGTCTGTATCAGTTGTGTCAGGAACTACCACTTGAGCTGTTCTGTTGTAGCCTGACTGTTGTTGTTGCCAAGTCTGAGAAAAATTCAAAATTCCTGATGCTAAATCTAATCCTGTAACTGTGTTGGCATGAGATAATCCTTCGTTGTACAAATTACCTGGAACACTTGGAGTTGCAACATCTGGTTTAAAAATATTGAAAGCAAGACTGGATGTGTCTAATACGAATGTGTATGTTGTTCCTCGTTCAACTGAGATAGTTGGATTGTTACCAACCACTGCTGTGCCTTTGTTTAAAATTGTAAATGCACCTGCAGTTTCATTGATGTTGAAATCTGGTGAAGGTGGAATAACTGGCGGTGTGTATGTATTCGTAATAGTACGTACTGTAACATTTCCGTCAACGTCAACGGTGAATCCGGGTGATTTGTATCCGTAATCTGTTTCGAAAGGTTTAAAAACTACTGCCATTGTGCTATATCCATATTTATTATTCTGTTACTTGCGTACCTCCAACCAAAGCATTCAATGTGGCAAAATATGTTGCACCAAAGATAATCTTAGAACCAGTGTATTTTTCTGTTCCTGATTTATCTTCTGGATTTATCTTAATTCTAACATATGAATTGTTAACTTCACTTGCAATCTTGATTAATTTATTACCTAGATTTGATCTACCATATATTGATAGACTGCTTTGATTTGGACTTGCTGATACAAGTACTTTTAAAATTTCTTTATTGTTTGTGTCATAATCTACACTGATTGTGTATTCTGCTGTACTGAATGTGTTCACATGCCATTGGTCTAAAATCATGCCTTCTTCGACCACAGAATATGGACCGTTGTAAGATAGGTTTAACCCATTCTTCATCAACAGAGTATTTCTGTCACCTTTTCCAAAAAATCTTGATACATCAAACATATAGAATAATCCTTATTATAGTGTATTTACCTAATTTGGAACTATTGTATTACTACTGTATTTTGGGTATTACTGCTTGTTTTTACTGTGTTTAAGCATCTTTTCAACAGATCTAATAACATCATCTTCTGCTCGATCATCCATAGCCATGATACCTTCATTCAATCTGTCACTCAATTCGTCTGAAGTGATTCTTATGGGAGAATACACTCTATCTTCAGATCCAAGATCAATAATATCGAAATTATCTGAGTCAGGAAATGATGTGTTTATGGGATATGTAGAACCTATCAACACCGTAGCAGTTCCATTAAATGCGTATGCAAGGTGTTGTCCAACAGAGTCGCAACCAACAAAATGATTGGCTTGTTTAATCACAGCCATCCATATTCTTATGTGTACATTCATTGGTGTTGCCACAGGAGCCGACATGTGATGTTTAAATTCTAGTGGGAATTCACTCATCATCATAACTCCATATTTTTTAGATAGTTTTTTTACAATGCTCCAAATATTTTTTAGTTCAATACTTCTGCCAGTGACGTCTGTGATGTCTGGCTGTTTGCCGTCTTTCATTTGTTTTTCAGTAATGTTTTCAGGCTGAGCACCTCGTCCAAATGGTTGAACCACAACAATTTTGTTTTTGCCTGTTTTTTCCTTTACTTCAGCAATCATTTTTCTTGCCATTAGTATCTCTTCTTTGCTCAGTCTAATAGTTGGTGCTGGCAAATCTCTAATACCTTTGTCATTGATGGCAATGTCGTATGCTTGAGCAAGGCTACATTTTTGATTGTAATATTCCCAAATTCTGTATGGCTCAGGACTGATTAATTCTCTATCTTTAAGCAGTTCTTGAAATAAATTTTTATGCCAACTGTCGTAGGCTCTAAAATACAATTTAGGGTGTCCTTTGAAAGCATCTGTTCCACCTTCGCACACTAGTATTGGATCCTTTTCAGGATTTTCTTCAAGATATTTTTCTACTGCTGGGATAGAACTTATCATTCTACCAGCACCACCATTTAAAAATATCGCTGTTTTTTTGCTCATTTGTTTGCTACCTTTATTAATTTATTGTATTCAGGCAAAAACAAATATTCTATTTCACTGTGTACTAATGTTCTCACAGCATCTTCTAATGTTTCTACTAATGGCTCTCCGCCTAAATTAAATGATGTGTTGAAAATTATCGGACATTCTGTTTGCTTATGAAACTCTTTAATCAAGTCATAATACAACGGATTTTGTTCTCTTTTCACAGATTGTATTCTGCAAGTTCCGTCAACGTGTATGATGCTAGGTATTTTTTCTTCAATTCCTGGCTGACAATTTACTGCATACATCATGTGAGGGGTTTCGTCCATGCCTCTTAAATCGAACCATTCATGCACGTATTCATGCAATATGGTTCCAGCAAAAGGTCTGAAATATTCTCTATGTTTCACTTTGTTTACATGATCTTTACCGTTTGGATCTCTTGGATCGTATAATATTGATCTGTTACCCAATGCTCTAGGACCGTTTTCACTGGCTCCTTGGAACACTGAAACAATATTTTTATCAGTGATAATTTTTACTACTTCTTCATTGGTTGCATCTGATAATTCTACACCGTCTTGTTCACACACTTTTTCAATTTGATCTGATGTGTATGTTCTTTTTGGTCCAAGGTATAATGTAGGTTCATCAACTTTCTTTTCTTTTGATTGAGTGAGACTGTAATAAAACAACATCGCCGCACCCATTGCCGTTCCTGCATCATTTGATACTGGTTCAGCATAAAAGTTTATGCCATCTTTTCTTAATTGTTCTAGATAATAATAATTAGCAACACAGTTCAATCCGTATCCTCCTGAAAATACAACGTTTTTACAACCACTTAATTTTACTGCTTTGTAAATTAAGTCTAAACATTCTTTTTGTGATTCAGTTTGTACTGCATATGCTAGATCTCTCCTATTTTGTAATGTTGTCCAATCGTCTTTGGCATCTGATTGAGGGTTTTCATCAATATAAGGATAAAGTCCACTGTTCACTATGGAAGCATTTGGATATGTTGGTATAATAAAATTCCTATCTGATAAAGAATAATACCCTTCCTTCTTAAAAAGTTTAGGAACCATGTCATTTGGTTTTCCATAAGGAAATAATCCCATTGTTTTACCTGCTTCGATTGCCGAGAATCCACAATACTGTGTAACTGCTTCATAAACTTTTACAATACCAGCATGGTCTGTGAACAATGCTTGGTGTGTTTTGCCTGGCTCGCCTATGGAATCAGAAGCAAAGTCTGGATAAAATGCTCCTGGACTTGCTTCTCCCGTACCATAATGTTTATACAATGCAAAAATATCATTTGGATAATCACAACTGAAAATACTTTCAACTTCAAACACTGTGATTTCTCCAGAAATACTGTTTTTAATTGGAATAAAAGTTCCAGCACCGTCAACTATAACTGCAACTGCTTTGTCAAATCCTGATCTATAAAACGCACATGCGGCATGTAGTTTGTGATGAATGTGTGCTAAATCTATCACCTGAGGATGTTTTGTGTCTTGCACGTGTCTATCAATTAATCCTAATTTTCTTGCTATCCCTGTGTACACATCGTCACCTGAATAATCAACTCTACCTGTTGATCTATCATCTAAACCTTGTGTGTGAGCAACAACAAGATAATCAATCTTGTCTGTGTATTTTAATATCTCCACCATGGATGCATACGGCCCACCATCATATTTTCTTCTAGATAAACGTTCTTCTTCAATTGAAAAAACCACTTCACCGTCTTTTAAAAGACAAACACCTGCGTTGTGTCCTCTGGCTATTGCGGCAATATATCCCGTTTTGTTATATTTTTCTATATCATCCATTGTTATTCCTCTATTGGTTCACCATTGACTGCGGCAATTACATAATCTTCTATTTCAGGCGACATTGCCATTATTTTTTCATTTTTTCTGCTGATTCTTTCATCCATTGTGATTCTAATTGGATCATATTCACGTTCCATTTGTCCTAGATCAATATGATTAAAGTTTTCTGATTTTTTATATGAAGTATTTTCAGGATATGTTGCACCAAATATCACACTTGATGGTACATCTAAACTGTAAGCAAGGTGCTGTCCTAAAGAATCACACCCTAAAAAATGATCAGCATGTTTTATAATTGCGGCCCATTGTCTTATTGATACTTTTTCAGGCATTGCTACTTCGTCAGGGAATCCTGCATCTTTAAAGTCTATACCAAACTCACTCATCAGCATAACTGCAAAATCTTTTTCCTGTAATTTTTTGATTAAATTTTTTAAATTAAAAAATTCAATACTTCTGTTTGTTTTATCAACAAAAGAGCCATCAATTTGTTGTATTGCTCTTCCAAAGGGTTGAATCACAACAACTTTTTCTTTTTTTAATTTTTCTTTTACTTCGATTATTGCTTTTTGTCCTGCAATTAATTCTTCTTTGTTTAACACTAATGTTGATTTAGGTAATTCTCTAATACCTTTTTTGTTTATCAACATATCGAATGCCTGTGCAATATTACATTTTTGATTAAAATAATCATGCACTCTGTATGGTTCAGGACTTACAATATCCATGTTGACTAGTTTTGTGTGGAATAAATTTTTATGATACATGTCATAAGTTTTTGAATCCAATGTTGGATGTCCTTTTAGGATATCACATTCACCTTCTATCACAATGATAAAATCTGGATCGTTTCCTTCTTCTTGATATTTTTCTAAGGCAGGTATAGCAGATATAATTCTTCCTATTCCACCATTGAGTAAAAATGCTTTGGGTCTTTTTTGTTGTGTATTCATTTGTACAATTACTTATAGATTAATATTTTGTATGAATGTAATAATGACTCTATGGTTTGATTAATGGCATGTCAGGATATTTTAACTTCCAATGAAGCACATGACTAAAATTGTCTCGTATAACTATCCATTGTGCTTTACAATTTTCAATGGCTGTTCTTTCATTGTCACGGTAAACTAAATCTCTTGCCAATTCTCTGTCACACATTTCAATATGCTTGACAACATCTCTGTGTACTTCTTCATTTGTGTGTTGATGCAGTCTGAATCTAGGTTTTACAAATTCACCATTGATGTATTTTAAATCGTTTATGTAATAAATCTGATTCAACACATGACCCCAAGAATAATCCCATATTATAGGATTGCCATCACTGTCCACTTGCCCTACATCTTCTTCGTAGTTAGGCACTTCGTCGTGTGAGTATGTGTTTCTAATATATGCCGCTTCCCATGGATTATTTCTAGCATCTATTACTAAAGTAGAATGCCCTGGCTCGGGATGACAGATTCTTTGTTCAAGCAGTTCTAGTGATTCTGCCGCCCACAAACATTCTCCAATCAAACCAGTACTGTCTTCAACAGCCATTTTTAAAAATGTTTCTCCGGTGTAGTGGGCTGTATGTGTACGTCCTTGACTAAAATTATCCACATAGGGTTCGTCAGGAATTTCCATTTGGAATGTAATGTGATTAAGATTGCTGGTGGCTAAACTCATAACTAGAAATATTTATTGCTAGTTAAAGTTGATGACTGTTAAAAGTGATTACTTGAAGTCAGGTGATGCTGGAAAAGGAATTTTCCAAAAAGACACACCATCATACTTTGTTGATATACCTTCCAACATTGTTTTGTGTGCTGTGATTGCCGCCGCTTCGTCTGTAGTATAAACACCAGTTCTAGCCAACTCTGTTGTGCAGTTTGCTATCATGTTGGTTACACTTTCAGTAAACATTTCTTCTGTAGTTCCATGTTCTTTGAACGTTGGTGCTACAATGGCATTGTCTACGTATTTTATTGTTTCTAGATCCCAAATTTGTCCAAGAAGACCTTGACCGTCTATCCAAACAAATCCCCAAGTTTCAGCATTGCCGTCAGCGTCTGTTGTACCTAAATCTTCTGAATAATCTGCTTTTTCGCCTGAATCATACCATTTTGTGATCATTGCCGCATGTAGTGGATGTGCTTGTGCATCAATTATTCCTGGAAGATGACCTTCCATACAAGGACCTTCATTTTCAGTCATTTCTTCTTGAGTGTCACCGTTTCCAATCACGTTTTTAATTACGCCTGTAGTTGCATCGTATTGGAACTTGATCCATCTTTCACCGTTGTAGGTTGCCGCTTGTTCGATACCATCTGAAAAATCATTCACGAATGGTTCATTTGGTACTGCTATTGTAAATGCTTGTGCTATTGCCATTGTTTATATCCTCTTATACTTTTATTTATCATTCTGTTACTATTAACTAGCAACAAACTTGATTCTTACTCCACCAAATCCACCTCTAATTCCGTGATCTCTAACATCCGGACATGGGTTTGGTGATAGTCCTCCTGCTCCCACAGGTAGGTAATTGTTACAACCTTGCATCTCATAACATCCGCAAGATCTAGTTGATCTCCAACAGTGTGCATCTGGCGTACCTTGTCTTGGTGTTTTTGTTGCCAAGTTAAGTGCCGCATACCACTGAAATAATTGGTTTCCTGACCATTGTGACATTGGAGTTCCATCTGATTCTTTTTGGAACGTGATCAATGCACCTTCGTCTGCAAATAATCCTGCTGGTGTAGCCACGTGTTGTTGGAATCTACACTTACAGTGTGGACAACATCCAAAGAAACTAGCACATGAAAACTGTCCGCAACAGTTTTTGCCAGTGTCTCCGCCGTATCCTAATGAACACCAGTGTCCGTTACACACGTTACATACTAATCCACAGTTGTCGTTGTTACATTTTGTATAACAAAAACCTTGTGCTCTGAAACAACAGAATAAAGATGATCCTGTTGTACACATTGATTTACCACCAAATCCACCTCTTGAACAGACACATCCGTTTCCATTTGCGGCTGTGATCCAACAAATTTCTGATTGTTCTGAACATCCTGAGTGACATAGTGGGTGAGCATAACAACTGTGTCCTGTTTGACCTGTCATTGTGTCACCTGCTTCTACTGTGATTGATTTTTTAACATAGGCTCCTGCGTTACCTGGTAATCCGTCACCACAACAACACATTCTTGAACCTGATCCACCTGCTCCCCAAACTTCTATTTCTGCTGTACCGTCAACTCTTGCTGTCCAACAAATACCATTACAGAATTTTGTGTAGTTTGTGCCTGATGTATATGAATAAATGTAACCAGTTTCGAGATTGTCTTCAATCATCTCTGCTGGGTTTCTAGTAGTTAATAATCCTTTTAAACTTGCCATAATAATATTTATCCTATCTCCTGTGACCTACGGTACTGCTGGTAGATCGTATTCATCTGTTGGTGAAATAAATTTAATTCTCATTAATCCGTGACCACCTCTGTGTGCGTGATCTCTTACTCCATCACACGGTGTTGGTCCTTGTCCTCCAATACCTGCTGGATAAAAAGTGTTACAACCTTGCATATCGTAACAACCACAACTTCTGTTACCTTCCCAACAACCAGTGTAAGGACCGCCTGTTGTAGGGTTACGTGTTGCTAGGTTGAAACCATGTGAAGCATTCATCCAACCGCCCATTCCTGACCATTGTGATCTTCCGTTGTCTGAATCCATTGTGTAGTGTACTTCACCACCCTCTGTTGAAATCATTCCTGGAGGAAATTTATTAACTGGAACCTGTCTACAGTTACAGTTTGGTTGACATCCTCTAAAGTAATGACAACTAAATCCACCATAACAGTTTGTGTCTCCACCATATGCAAAAGCACAGAATTGAGGACATGATGCTGAATCCATAAAGTTACAAACAATTCCGCAATAAGTTCCGCCACCCTGTGTGTTACAGAAGTTAGCCGCCACTGCACAACAGTAGATTGAACTACCAGTTGAACACCAAGTTCTTCCACCTATACCACCTTGGGCACATATACAACCATCACCACCTGCGTCACCAAACCAACACACTTGAGTTGGTTCTGAGCAACCTCTAAAACAAAGTGTGTCTGAGTTACCACATGACAGTCCAATAATTGCACAAACGTAACAACCTTCAGCCATTGCGATTGTTTTCTTAGCATAACCACCTGGGTTACCTGGAATTCCTCCACCGCAACAACACATTTTTCCGCCACTTCCACCTGCTCCCCATATTTCTATGGTTGCTGTACCATCTGATGGTGCAACGAAACACACGTGACATCTAAAGTTTGTTCCTCTTGATGTACCTGGATAATATTGATAAATTCTACCTTTTTCAAGGTTAGTCTCATTTCCTACTGAAAAATCGTATTTGGTTTGAAGTAATGTTGTTAAACTAGCCATAAAATTAACTTACGAATTTGATTCGTACTCCTCCGTGTCCACCTCTGATTGCGTGATCTCTAACACCTGGACATGGGTTAGGTCCTCTTCCTCCTGTACCAATCGGCATCTGAGGTATACAACCATCGTTTTGATAACATCCACAAGTTCTTCCACCGTCCCAACAACTTGCCCAAGGCACACCGCCTGTTGGAAATCTTCCTGAACCTAAATTTGCTAAATGGTGATAGTGTCCCATACCTGACCAATTCTGTGTTCCATTATTGTCATCATTTGTGTAAGTGATCATTCTACCAAGTTTAGAACCCATTCCTGCTGGAGTAGGTATGTGATGATGGAACATACAAATACATGATGGATAACAACCAAATGCTGATACACATGAAATTCTTCCACACACGTTAGTTTGACCACCGTATGCTTGAGCACACCATGAACCATCGCATTGGTTACAAACAATTCCGCAGTTGTCGTTGTTTGTTCTTGTTACACAGAAACCGTTTGCTCTGTAACAACAATAAAAACTGGCTTGAGATGAACAATAAGTTACTCCACCTTTTCCGCCTTCTGCACAAGCACAAGTCTCTGCGCCTGATATACAAAATCTTACTTGAGCTGGTTCTGAGCAACCTCTAAAACAAAGTGTGTCTGAGTTACCACAACTTAAACCTGTACATCCGCAGATGTAGTCTCCTGGAGACATTGAAATTTCTTTTTTAACATAAGCACCTGCGTTACCTGGTGTTCCAAATCCACAACAACACATCTCTGCACCTGATCCACCTGAACCCCAAGTTTCAACTATTGCAGTCCCTGCCACGGCTGGATGGAAACAAAATCCACACCATAATCTAGAATAGTTTGCTCCGTTTGTGTAAACGTAGATACGCCCTTTCTCTAGGTTGTTTTCTTCAACCGATACGAAAGCGTCCTGTTTTGTTCCGAGTAATGATTTTAAACTAGCCATTGTTTTTGTTTCTCCAAGTATTTAAATGTTGTAAATTTAATATAATAATTATAAAAAATTATACAGCACCAATTATCCAACCATAAGTCGGACCAGTGTAAATCAAAGTTGCGATTGCACCATTTAAGTCCATTGTTAAGTCGTCTGCTGAACCTTGAATTAGTGAACCGTTCCTAGCAACTGTAACCGCGTTAGTTCCAAAGTTCGAAGTTGCATCAATGATTTGAATTGTGTCATTGATCAACAAAGAAGCATTTAGAGGTAACGTGATTGTGAAAGTGCCTGAGGCACTATCTGCTAAGATTCTATCATTTACCACTGCTTGGTAAGTTGTTGCCACTTGTCTAGTGACTACGCCAGCAGTTCCAGTTGTTGATATGTATCTTCCCATTGTCTTTGTTTCCTTTATTAGTACTCTTTTATACTATTTATACTATTTACCTTAAAATTATGCTGTACTTGTTTCAATACCACTCACAACTGCACTTACATTAGCGGCACTTGAACGTGCTACCAATAACTGCGTTGCAGACAGTACTAAACCAGTTCTTTCCAACACACCATGACTCATAATTTCTGTTTCATATTCAACATATTCTGAGTTATCCGGTGTAGATGTATCCGCTACCGCTAGTCTAACTGTAACCGCTTGGTTACCTCTGTTACAAAACGAGACCGTTGCCACCGTAAAAGTGTCAGCAGGCGTTGTATATACAGTCGTATTAGTAGCGGCTAAAAGATCTGCTTTTCCTATTCTTCCTGAAGCCATCGTATTTTCTCCTTTAACTATGTATTAAGTAGTTCATCGCAATCGGCACACCAGTAACTCCTTTTTTGAAGTTAGTGACGCTTTGGAAATTGATCCCTACGTTGTTACTTGTACTTATCGTATTACCAGTAATTACCACTAATCCCGCAGTAATCAAGTTAACATTGAGCGAACTAGCACCACCACCAATTTGAGAAGCGATATAAGTTCTTATTGCTCTTTGTGTCGGAACAATTGCGTCTGAATTAGCCGCCATTGTACCATCAGTTGAGAATTCATTGATAGAAGCACTTGTTCCACCTAATGCCAAATCGCCCAACTGTAATTCTTGTAGTCCTGATATGTTAAATGCATCTGCATTCAATGAAGCAATACCAGTTGCTTGTTCTACTGAGAATAAATCTCCTACTCTAAAGTTACCATCTTGGTCTGTAGAAGTAAAGAACACTCTTCCTCCGCCACCTTCAACAACTTCGTTTGCTGGTATTGGATTTTTAGCAGGTAGACCTGGATAATTGGTGCTAGTAATATTACCTGTACCAATATCTAAGAAGTCATGTCCTGTTAATCTAACTTGTGAATATCTAATTCTCATTTCTACAGTTTCGCCGTGTTCTGGTGCTTCATAAGATTTAATGTCTGGTGAAACTTGTAACAATCCTGTGAAAGGAGTTTTCGTTCCAAGTTGTTGATTTACAACAACCAGTTTGAAATATTGTCCCGGTAGATGACCGAACTCAATGTTTGAACCTGCTCTTGGAATCGATGTTAAATTTTCAACAGCAATGTATTTGCCAGTTTGATAGTCGTCTCTAAAACCACCAAATGTTTCTGCTGTTCCGCCACTTGTATATGCTGTGTAGGCAGTTGAATCAATTGCTACTGTTAAATCATAGTCTGCATAAATTTCAAATGTATCTGTTGTTAAAACTTTAACATAATAAAATACTCCAGAGTTTAAATCAGTCATTCCAATAATGCCGCTAAATTTAACTTTGTCATTGGTGTTAAAGTTGTGTGCCGCTGTGGTTGTAATCACTGCTGGCGATGCCTGAGTAATTGCATTTACAGTTGCTTGTACACCTTGTTCTGTGACTGTTGCTGAAGCAGTTACATAATCTGATCCTCTTGCAACGTATGTTGGTTGACCTAATACACCATCTCCAATGTATGCTTGTACAGGTGCGTCAACAGAGTTGTTTGGATCTACAAATGTTACAGTTGGTGCACTTGTATAAGAAGCACCACAATCTAGTATTTTAACACTTGAAATAACATCTCCTGTAACCACTGCTCTAGCAACTGCCTGTCTAGGAGTTGTTGAACCATCGTTATCTGGAGCACCTATAACCACTCTTGGAGTGATTTCGTAAATTGTTGTTGAATCCAATGTTGCCTCAACTGCTTTGCCACCTAGTGTGTCCCAACCTGCTGAATCATCTGAGAATTTTTTAATTGTTGCAACTTTGCTTGAAGAAGTATAAGTGTCAATGTAACCGTACTGTCCAGCACCTTTACCTTCTGTAACAAACAATGCCATTCCAACATAAACTGCACTTGCCGCCGAATCTGCCGCCGCCAAAGTGATTTGTGTTGTTGTACCTGTTTGTCCTGAGTTTGTTGTTGTAACATATCCGTCACCACCTAAATCTGATGGATCTGAAGCAGGAGTTTCTGTTAATCTAATTCTGTAAACTCCACCTGTGTTGTAAGTTGCTGTGACTGTGTTTAATCCAAACCCATCACCTGTGATAGTTATAGTTGCGTTTGAATATTCTCTACCTGCATTTCCAAATTCAAGTGCAAGTATTTGTTCACCATCAGTGAACACACTGTCAATTGTAGCATCAGTTGATCTGTTGTTAACAAGACCTGTTACAGGAATTTCAGTTGGGTCAACACCTTCTGCCACACAACCAAAATCACCATATGATGAGTTACCGTTTGTTGCACGTATTTTTCCACCTGTTTCTGCAAGGTATCCAATGTGTCCGTAGTATGAGAACACAGATACAAGTTCTGCTCTTCCTAAATTTGTAATCCATGCACCAATACCATCTGATATTACTTGAGTAAAGTCATTTGATACCATGGAGTCATTTCCACCTGCGTGTAAATCTCCGTCAATTTTTTGTCCCACAGCACCTGTTCCAAATGTTGTAACGTTTTGAATGTAAGGTGATCTTCCACCTGCACCGTTCAGTGCACCAATCCATACGCTTTCATCTGCTGTGCCATATCCTGGATCAAGAGAAACAAAAGCACCCGCTGTTGGACGTTTTGTACCATAACTGTTTGCGGCTCCTAATGCTCCTGATAAACCTTGTANAGTACAGTTTCTTAAACCTGTTGCGTTTCTCATGTAGAACATNTCTGAAAGTGTTGAACCTTCTACAGCATTCACATACCATTTAGCACCTTTCAGTGACATATAGTTTCCTGTGTACTGTAAATCGTAAATAATTCCGTCTACATAATCTTTAATATCGTCTTCACAGTCATTTTGACCAAATGAGTAACCTGGATTTGCTCTTTTCACAAATTCAGCACACTCTTTAGCAATAAAATCTCTGTTGGCTAACAATCTTAGACGTGCATCTGTGTATCCAGCACTGACTTCTGCTGTGTTTGAACCAGTCAATGCTGGTTCAGTGCCATTGTCATTGATTTTGAAGTCAATGTATTTTTCAATATTATCAGCAATCGCCGCCGCCGCTGTACCTGCCGCACTTGAACCTGCTGGCACTGCCAAGTTTTGTGTGACTGTGTTTCCTGTTGTCACTGTTAACACTTGGAATGTGATTGTTTCACCAATTGCTGTGTCACCAGTACCCGGATTGTTGATTGTTTCTGTTGAAGGAATAGTGATTGTTTCACCTACAACATAATTTTGTCCTGGAGTTAACACAGTTAATCCTGTAACAAAACCAAATGCGTTGGTTGTCAATGTAAATGTAGCACCTGTTCCTGATCCTGATGCTGTTGTGTTAACTGTGCCTGTACCTTCAATTAAACCAGCACCTTGGTAACCTAAACTTGCACCAGTTGGCACTGTGATGATACCACCTGATGGTGTTACTGTAACAGCATTGTTTTGAATTACATCTGAAATAATTGCTTCCATACGTTGAATACCTTGTAAAGAATATTGAACATCACCGTTTGCAACTACTGAAGCCGCCGGTCTGATGTTGGTTGATCTCAATTCATCTCCAACCACAGCACAATTTGCCGCAACACTCATTGGTAAAATTTCGTTGTATATACCTGTTTTCACATTCAGTGTGATTTGAGGTTGTGATTTTGCAGGAATGCCTGTGATAACTCCAGCCGTTATAGCATCTGATGAAAGTGTCATCAATGTTTCTATGTCTGCTACCACTGTTGCTTCTGCAACTTTTGTTAAATCTGATACTTGTAATGTTGTTGCTTGATCTGGCGTGTAACCTGTAGAATTTACAACCACTTGTTGAGCAATGTATGCCGCTCTTACAATTGCCGCGGCAGTTTCTGCTTCTTGTCCTGCAACATAACTAGCACCTAAATCTGTAAAATAAGAAAGTGCCGCTTCTCTTGATTTGACATTTCCGCCTTTTTTCAGATCATTAATTGTTGCATCAATAATAATTCCTATATCTCTTCTACATTTCACAGCGTCATAAGTGAACGCATTTGTGAATGGTGAAATATTTCCTGTAATTTGATCATTGATCCATGCAATTACTTCGTCTTGTATGAATGCTTTGTTTCTGGTTAATAGATTTACACCTTGTGGATTTCTTGGTCCTAAATCAATTTGGTGTAGTGCATATCTAATGTTTCTGAATGGTCTGTCCAATGTTACACCTGCGTTAGGCGCCGGTTCATCAGTTCCATTTGGTCCTACATAGTAAACTTGATCTACTTGTCCAACAAATCCCCATTCAGGTAAAGTACCTGCAGAGTTTACAACAAGTGCTTGTCCTGAAGCACCAATTGGTAATCTTGCTGGTCCTGAAGCACCGTAAATTAAAATGTCACCTTCTGATTCTAAAACATCATTTTCTGGACCACCTGATAACAATTGCCAAACAGATGTATCAACACCAACTCCTGGTGCATAATCTGGTTGGTTGATTGTTGCTGGTCCAACATTGTTTGCTGTGTGTGATGTTATACAAATATAAGATGTGTCTGTGTTTACAGATCCTCTTACAATATCACCTTTGTCGTAAACATTTGCGTTAGCCCACGTGCCTCTCCAGTATAAACCCTCGTTTAATTTATCCCAGTGTAGTACACTTGGTGGTCTGTTTCCTGTTGTGTCAGCAATAGCAATATAAGTTGTACCACCAACTCTAACTACGTCACCTGTTTTGTAAGCAGTTGCGTTGTTGTAGTCACCTTTTAAACTGAAACCTGTAACAAATATATCCCAATCAGCCGTTTCAGTTGATGGAACTTTGTTTAAGTTATTTCTTAATCCAACGTATTGGTAACCTCCGTAAGTAACAATGTCACCTGGTTGGTACTGCGTTGAGGAATCCCATGAATCTTCAAATTCTAAACCTGGAATAAAAATGTCCCAGTTGGCTTCGTCAGCCGCCAATGATGCGCCTGCTGTGTGAGCCGCTGTTGCAATCCATAAGTTAGCACCATATTTTGCAACGTCATTTACTTTGTATCTTGTTGCTGTTACCCAATCGCCTAGATATTCAATACCTTTGTGTAGGTATTGCCATTTTGCTTGATCGTTTTCTAATCCTAATGCAACTGTCGCCGCTGAAGTGTGTCCAGTGATACAAACGTAAAGTTGTCCACCATATCTTACTGTGTCATTTGGTTTGTATCTTGTGTTGATAGCCCAAGTGTTTAACCAGTTAAATCCTTTTGCAAACACTTCCCATTTTGCAAGGTCTAATTCTAATCCATCAGATAAAGTTGATGCTGATGTGTGTTCAGTTACACAAAGGTATACGGTTGCACCGTATCTTACTAAATCGTTTACTTTGTATCTTGTGCTGATTGCCCAGTCTGTTTTGTAATCAAAACCTTCAATGAAAAGATCCCATTTTGAAAGATCACCTTCTAGTCCAATGTTAACATCTGCGTTTGAGGCATGACCTGTGTTACAAATATAAATGTAACCACCGTATTTTACAACGTCATTTGGTTTGTAAGTTGTGTTGACTCCCCAATCGCCTTTCCATTCTTGACCATCGGACATCAATGCCCAGTTTGCCGCTGTTAAATCATCTTGGAATTCTGCCGCAGAAGTGTGGTTTACTATACAGATGTAAGTTCTACCACCATATCTTACAACATCATCTACAGAATAAAGGGCACTTGTATACCAAGCACCTTTCCAAACAAAACGTATTCTACCTAATTTAAACTCAGCCATGGGTTAATATATCCTCTTATTAAAGTTATTTATCATTATTCGCCATATCCATTAGAACTATCAATAGCACTGATTGGATCTCCTTCATTTAGTTCCGTACTTGCTGTTCCACCAGTGAAAAAATTCAATGCCATCAAGTAACCGTCAATTCCACCATTTAATTTCGCAACTCTATCAATAACAATTTGTCCTGTTTCCGGAAATGCTTCATTAAATATCTCTTTATTTCTTACCTTAATTTGACCTGCTCTAAAACCTGAAACATTCAAGTTAGCACCACCACCTGACACTCTTGAACCAATATAAGTTACAATCGCTTTTTGTGTTGGTACAACATTGTCTGAATTTGCTGACATTGTAGGATCAGTTGAAAATTCTCTAATAACAACTTCTGTTCCACCTAGTACAACACCACCTAGTGCTAATTCTGATAGTCCTTGAAGATTGAATAAGTCTGCGTTAAGTGTTACAATACCAGTTGCCTGTTCTACTTCAAACAATTCACCAACACGGAAGTTACCATCTTGGTCAGTTGATGTATAGAACACTCTACCACCGCCGTTGTTGGCAGTTTCTCTGTTTGGTTGAGATTCGTATCCTTCTGTAAATCCTGCATTAGTATAAAGTTCTGGATAGTTTGTGGTTGTCACGCCACCTGTACCAATATCTAAGAAGTCATGTCCTGTTAATCTAACTTGTGAATACTGTTGTCTAATTGTTACTGATGTGTCATGATCCGGAGATTCATTTTCTTTTAGACTTGGTGAAATTCTAAATTGTGCTGTTAGATTTGGAGCAACTCCTGTAACTTTTGTAATTTGTGTCACTCTGTAAATTTGATCAGCAATTCCATTGATGTACAACAAGTCACCTGGTCCAGGTTCTCTTGATAATTCTTTCATTTGCATAACTTTTCCAATTTGGTATTCGTCTGCAAAACCGTCTCCATCCACTGTGGCACTTACATTAATAAATCCTGTACCTCTGTTTGTGAATGTTGGTTGACTCAATACACCGCTGGCAATTCTTGCTTCAACAGCCACATCTAAAACATTTACATTGTCTTGAATTGTCACTGTCGGTGACGTTGAGTATCCTGATCCTGTGTCTAACAGTTGTATTCTAGAAACTTTACCTGCATTTGTGATAACTCTTGCCAAAGGTGGAGCACCTTTTTTAAGTATTGTTAAATCTGTCATTGTTCCTTGTTTTAACGGAACAAAATATCCACCAGTTTGTCTTCCACCCACAATGCCTGTGTAAGTTCCTGACAGTGTTGTCAACTGTTTCCAACTCACTGCATCATATGAATAAGCAACCTCACCATTGGATGTGATTGCTATAAAAGTTCCTTGAGAACTTGTAACTTTTAAATATGGTCCTGTGTGTGGAGGAGTTTCAGATTCTGTCCAAACTGTGACAGCACTTGTCGAACTCTGTGCCGCGTTAGCATTTGATACAAAGAATTTATTTCCTGATGTTGAATCATCAAACGGTGAATCTTGTACTGATGCTATAAATTTGTCTCCAGTGAATGTTAGATGTTGCATTAAAAATTTATCGCCACCTACATCAGCCGCTAATTCAAAAGTTGAACCGCCGTCTACTGATTCCCAAGTTTGTCCAAAGTCGTTTGCAATTATAATTAAACCATTACCTGCCGCAATGTGTGTAAACACTGGCGTTGATCCATCGTATGGTTCTACTTGACTAGAAGTCCATGATTGACCTTCATCGCCCGATATGTACACAACACCTGTTTCTGAAACTACAACCCATTGTGCAGATACATTTTCCCATGCACAACCTCTGAATATGTCTGCTCCAATGTTGCCTGAAAGATCACTCCAATTGGCACCGTCTTGTGATCTTGCAAGAGCACCTGTGGCAGAAGTTGCCATAAAGTTATTAGCACCACCCACTAAACTGTTCCAGTTTTGTGTTGGCACACCATTTCCTACTGTCCAAGAACTAGAATCAACTGATCTTAATCCTCTTCCATTACCTAACAATGCAGTTACATTTGTGCTTCCTACTCTTCTTGAAGCGCCTATTAAATATTCTCCACTTAATGAAATAGATGCTGTAGAATTACTGTATGGTGGTTCACTGAATGATATTCTTGGTTCAATAAAATATTTTGTTGACGGATCTAATTCTTCTTCAATTTTAAATCCACCTAAAAAGTGTTGGAAACCGGGTGTGTTATCAAATTCTTTTTTGACTGTACAAGTTTTTGTTACTTCATCGAATGCATCAATGATTCCGTATTGTCCTCTTCCTGTACCTTCCCAAATATAAATTCTTTGTCCAACTGTTTGTGCTGATGTTCCTTGAAACTGTTGGTTCAATTGAATTGTTGTTGCAGTACCTGTGATTGCAGGTCCTGATTTACTTGTATATGCAGATCCCCCTGCTGGTGTTGAATCACCTGGACCTAAAATTCTTACTTTGTTTACAGCACCATCTCTTGTGTTTTCATAATTAATTGTTGCCGACGCACCTTCTCCTGAACCTGCTATGGCAATTGTAGCAGAAGTATAATCTTGTCCTGCATGGTCATAAGCAAAAGCAAATATTTCATTTTCATCGTTGTAAACTGCATCTACTTGAGCTTCTTGTGTTCTGTTATTAAATTTTCCTGTGATAGCCGTTTCCGTAGGAGTAACTCCTTCTGCAACTGATCCCCAATCTCCATAAGAGTTGTTTCCATTTGTTGCTCTTGCTTTACCACCGTCAGTAGCAAGATATCCTATGTGACAGTAGTAAGTGAACACAGATACAAGTTCTGCTTTACCTTCACCGTTAACCCAGAAACCAATACCGTTATCAATAACCTGTGTAAAGTCATTGGCAACAATTGATTTATTACCACCATTGTGTAAATCTCCGTCAACTTTTAAACCTACACAACCTGTTCCAAACGTTGATACGTTTTGTACATAACAAGAACGTGTTGTGATCCAAGCCGCGGCATCTGACGCACCTGACCCAGGGTTTAGTGAAACAAACGCTCCACCTGATGGTCTTTTTGTTCCGTATTGATTGATTGCTCCTAATGTTCCTGTTAATCCGCTCAATGACATGTTTCTAATGCCTGAACCGTTGTTAACATAAAACATATTTGATGTTTCGTAACCCGCCGCTGGTTTTACTTCTGTGCTTCTCAGTTCATCTCCAACTAATGCTGTGTCTCTTGGCACAGTGATGGGTAAAATTTCTTGATATAATCCTGTTTTTATAAAAATTGTTGCAGGTGATCTAGTGGCTAAGTCGCCATTGATGTAATCACATGCAAATTTAATTGTTTTGAAAGGAGCCGCCAATTGACCTCCTTGTGTTTCAAGGTCTTTACCTTCTGGCGATACATAATAAACTTTTGGAGTTACGTCAAAGTCTTCCCAGAAAGGAATGTCATTTGATCCAACTTTTAATAATTGTCCTGATTCACCTACACCAATTCTTAATCTTGTTGAATCATCGTTTTGAGTTTTGATATCTCCAGGATATTCCAACACGTTTGGTGTGTGTCCTGTTGCTAACAGTTGCCAGTAAGGTCCAACATTTTCAGATTCAAAATCCAGTGGCGGTTTTGCATCTGATGAATTTGCTTCATGTTTTAAAATACATTTGTAGAGTGTGCCTGCCACTGTGACAACATCACCCGGGAAGTACGTTGATTCGCCTGTGAGACCATTTAAATCTTGTTCTTTCCAAGGTCCTTTGAATGCATTACCTGTTACCAATAATTGCCAAGGCCATGGATCATCAGATCCTGGATCATATGCACTTCTTGTTGAAGGATCTACACTTTCATTGTCTCGTGTTGCAATATATAAATCACCACCAGCTCTTACCACATCACCAGTTTTGTATGGAAATGGTTCTGCTTGATCGTTAACAATGTAAGTTGCTACCCACTCACCTTTGAATGTGTAACCAGCCACTTGTAATTCCCAAGTTGCAGTGGCATCTGTAACAGCAGGTTCAACACCAATGTTACTTTGTAACGCAACATATGTGTAACCTCCATACAGTACAACATCACCTTGTTGATAGTATTGAGAAATTGTCCATTCGTCTTCAAATTCGTAACCTGGTATCCATAGATTGAAATTGCTTTCAACCATGTTGACATCAGTAGCCCAATGACCTGTGGTCACTTGCCACATACCTGGAGACCATCTTACAAGTTCTCCTACTGCATATCTTTCTCCATGAGCATAATCGCCTCTATATTTAATTCCTGTGAAAACAGTTTCCCATTGGGCACTGTTTGCCTCTAGTCCATCAGCGGCATCATTGGCAACACCATTTACTCCGACTGTGGTTATAGCACCATTGTCGACTGTGTTGATTGTGATTGTGATATCATTGGCCGGTGTTGCTCCGCCCACTGCTGATCCTAAAATTGTAAAAGTTTCTGAAGCAAGATAAGTTGAACCACCGTTTGTAATTTTGATATTGTAAGTTGCTCCAACTTTAAAAATAAAAAATTGAAATCCTGTTCCTTCTGCACCGCCGTATGTGGCAGTAGGATTTACAAATTTATTAGAAGCGGCTGATCTGTGTCCTGTTAGACATCTAAACACTGTACCACCATAATACACAATATCATCTGGATAGTATAATGTGTTGGAAGTCCAATCACTTCTAAAATTGTCTGATCTAGAATATTGATCCCAGTAGTCTGCATTGAATTGTAAACCGTCATCAGCAGTTCCTGAAGTGTGTGCTGTGTTACATTTCCAAATTGATCCACCGTAAATTACTGTTTGGTCAACGTTGTAAAGTGTAGCAGGTGTCCAAACACTTTGCCAATCTTCTCCACGAGCAAAGTACACCCATTTTAATTCATCTCCTAGTACACCATTTGATGCAGATGAATTTGAAATATGTCCTTCAATACATTTGTAAATTAAACCACCAACTTTAACCAGTTCGCCAATTTTATAAAATGTTGAAGGTGTCCATTCGCCAGTCCAACTTTGACCGTCCATCATTTGAGACCATCTTGGAGTTGCGTTGTTTAAGTCGTTGTAAAAGTTTGTGTCTGATGTGTGTACTTCAACACATACAAATACTTTTGCACCGTATCTTAATACATCATCTTTTACATAAAGAGTGTTGGCTGACCAATCACCTCTCCATCTAAATCTAATTCTATCTATTCGAAAATCTGCCATTGATTAATTCCTATATGTATTTATTTCCTTATGTACTATAAGGTTCCACATATCCTGGATATGTGTGAGCCTCGTTAACTTTTAATACTAATTCGCCTTCACTATTCACGTAATAAAACAGGTTTCTACCATCCCATTTGTACTGTTCGTACACTAAATTTGGAAAGTTTTTTCTGTGTTGCTGATCCCTACCTTCAAAAAAGTCTTCTCCTCTACTCCAATTATTGTAGTTTTCATCAATATTGCCTGGTCTATTCAATTGTACTCCATCTTCTAGTCTTAATAAATCTGATTTCACCATGTATAATTCGCCAGCATCTGTTCTACGCAAACCATAGAAATATCTATTGTTCGCCAGTGTCTTTTGTAATTCGTCTATGCCTACGCCAAATACTTGTGCCATTATCTATTAACTCACTATGTTGATTGTGTTACCCATTGCTGAGTGAATTGTACATTGGTAATACAGTGAACTTGGAGCATCCATAGGAACTTCTAAAACCTGTGTTCCTGTTTTGCTTCCACTTACACCTGATGTGTATTCTGCACCACCGTTTGATACTCTAAATTCGAATGGGTGACTAGCACCTGTCGAATTTACAAAAACATAAGTGTGTCCTCTCATCAAGTATAAAACAGGATCATTGGTTGAAGCCGAAAATCCTGGACCTGTAAAAGTGTAATTAGATGAACCTGCGGCTCCAACATTCCATCTCATTGTTGGACCGTTTTGTTTCACCCAGTTTGTTCCGTTGTAGTACAATACATCACCTTGTTCTGGTGTTGATATTGTTACATCAGTTAAATCATTAAGAGTACTTGCTCCACCGCCTGCATCTGCAACAAATTCTAATGCTGTTCCACCTGCGTTTACTTTAACTGTTCTTCCTGCCGAACCTGAAAAAGTTGAAGGAGTATCTGTCAATGTTAATATTGAAGTTGGAACAGTTGGTTTGTTGTTCAAGTTGTTGTAGTTCAAATAATATGTGCTGTCTAATCCATCAAGAGTGTCAGCATCTGTACCACCGCCACCTGTTGTTGCATCATCACCAGGTACCCATGCTGTACCATTCCATTTTAGAACTTGTCCTGAAGTAGGCGAAGTTGTTGTTGTGTCAACATCTGAAAGTTTATCAATTGAAAACGCCGCAACAATTTCTAACGCATCTGCAGTGCCGTTTACTTGTAAGAAACCTCCTGCTAGTCCTGAGAAAGTTGCTGGAGTGTCAGTCAATCCAGTGAATGCAGTTGCACCACCGCCACCACCACCGCCACCTGCGGCAACATCACCTGGTTTCCAAGTTTGTGAACCTGCATCATAAATCAATGCTTGTCCGTTGGTTGCTGTTGCTGTCAGATCAACATCTGAAAACATTCCGATAGATTTATTCGCATCTGCAATTTTTACCCAAGCACCTGCGTGAGCATAGTAGGAAGCATTCTCACCGTGTACGTGAGCAAACATACCATGATACGTTGCCGCACTTGGTAAATCTGCTAGAGTTGAATATAAAAAAGTAATTTTGTTTGCACCAGTGGCAGTAATCAAATTGTTATTGACTATTGTCAATGCTGTTCCGTTTCCAAGAGCTGTGTACAATTCTTGAAAATTGTTGTTCATTTTTCCACCAGCGTCCCTTAACGAGTCTCCTTGACCGTCATTTGGAATAATACCAGTGTTTATAAGTTGTCGTGTCATTCGTTTTTTCCTCCTACTTTATCCTCTATCGAATGTTATTTCATTACTGTCCATTAAGTAATTTGTTCTATCCAAAGTGAATACTGTTTGTTCTACAATCACAGTTTCGTCTGTTTGTGGATATGTAATTGCTCCATCACCTACGTTACTGTTAATTCTTACAACCAATTCTCCTTCGGAATTAATATAATAATTTAAATTTACATCGTCCCATCTAAATTGTTCGTATCTTAAATTTTTAAATGGTTTAGCATGATTTAAATCTCTACCTTCAAAGAAATCATAACCTTGATCAAATTCTTTAAAGTTGTCGTCAATGTTTCCTGGATTGTTTATTGATACAGGATCGTTGGCAGATAATTGGTCAACCTTACCGATGAATAAAGTTCCTTCGTCGGTTCTTCGTAATCCATAAAAGTATCTGTCTTTGATACCATTTTGAAGATATACGGAAGTATCCTGACCAACTGTGTTTGACATCTTATGTTATCTCCACGTAACTCAACACACAATCTAATGAGTCGTTGATGTTTGATTTTACATTTAAACTGTTTTGACTTGCCACAATTAATTTTTCTCCTGAGTTCAACACACGTAAACTAGAGTTTGGTGCAATTAAAACATCTTTTACAATAAATCCTGTAACTGAATCTGGAGTTGCTGTCAATGTTACACTGGCTTCTACAACTGATTCTGTCAAGTTTGCTAAAACCATTCCAATGATTGTTGTGTATGATCCTGGTGCCGCTTCGTACACAGCCGTTGTTACAGTTCCTACACTTTTTGTTACAGAGTTTCTAAAATTTGTTGCCATATTTTTCCTATCCTAATGCCAGTGCGTATTCCACTGCTATTTCTGTTGCGTCAATAATACTTACAGCACCTGATGAACCTGCGATTGAACCCCAAGCATTACCATCATACAGTTCAACACGTTGATCTGCGGTGTTGTAACGTATCATACCTAATATAGGCGTAATCGGTCTGTTTGCTGTTGTTCCAACCGGAAGTACAAACCCACCAGAATCTGACACATCAATATATCCCGTTCCAGTTGTTTTTAATACAAACGGACTAGATATAATATTAGTTATCGCATTTCCTTCAAACTTGAAGTCTTCAATTCTGATACTACCGTTTCCTTGAGCATTCAGGATCAAATCTTGGTCAGTTCCTGTGGTTGTGACTGTATTTCCACTGATTGTAATGTCATCCACCTGTAAAGATGTGACATCAAACCTTGTTGCATTTACATTTGCTACCAAAGTATTGCCAGCATAAAATCTAATTGTGTCATCATCTGCACCAGGTGTGGCTTCAGCAGTGATGTAGGTGTCTTTGTCTAAATCATACACACCAGACAATGCCAACCAATTTGTTCCGTTGTATCCTTCAAACACTGAATCATCAGTGTTGTATCTCATCATACCTGCTGATGCAGAACCTGGTCTCTGAGCAGTTGTACCTGTTGGAATTCTAACAGATCCAGTACCGTCAACTCTGAACACACCTGAAGCAGGATTAATTGTGAAGTCTCCTGAATCGTTTGTTATTGTATCTCCTGACACTGTGAAATTTTCAACTCTTACTCCACCAGTTCCATTTGATCTTAAATCTAAATCAGCATTTGTATTATTACTTTGAATTAAATTTCCTTTAATGTTTACACTGTCTATCTGTGCTTCATTGGCAAATATTGTGTTCCATCTTTTTGTAGATGAACCGACATTGTAAGTATTGTCTAGTGCAGGAATAATATCAGAACCAATACCTGCTGTAATATTAATTGAATCTGTTGTTTCGTCACCTATTGTAACATTTCCACCTATTGTGATATCTCCTGTAATATCTAAATTTCCAGTAATGTTTACATCGTCAACAAAATTAATTTGATTATTAAATGAATCAATGTTCAAATCTCCTGATGTTGTTGTAATATTATTTCCAGATATTTGAACATTTCCTGTTTCAATTTTATCTCCTGATATAACTGTAACGTTAGGTCCTGATGTAAATGTTAATGCTTGATCAACATCTATATTAAGTGACGCTGATGTAAACGCAACTTGTCCTGTTTCTTGATTAACATAAAATTGATCACCAACTCTAAAATCACCTTTATGGTCAACTGATGAATAATAAATTTTTGCATTATTATTTGTAACAACTTCGTTGGCTTGAACCACTGTTGTTGCATCGTTATCGACTTCGTAATCGTTTCCAATGTAAGCAAAGTTGTGTGAAATCAAATACATTTTTACACCAACACCGTCACCCACAGCACCAAATGTTCCGTAGATAGATGCAGATGCAATTGATCTTACTTCTGCTCCAAAGTCTGTGTAATCAACTAGAGTAAAGTTTGTTGCTGTTGCTCCTGCTGATGTTCTAATGTCTTGAATTGGTATGTTAGTATCTAAAAATGAAGTTGATAAATTTGGTCCATTAAATCTGCCTACTAATACTGTGTTTGGATTTCCAATTGCTTCTGTTGTTGGTGGAGTAAAGTTTCCTGAACGTATTGCTGAACCTTTATAAATTATAAAGTCGTCCATGTTTCCAATAAATCCATTATTGGCATCATAGTTGTTACCCATCACCAATGGTTTTGCCGCACCTAAATCATTTGCAACTGTTGCCGATCCAACATTTTGTCCTGCAACATACATCGTTACAGTGTTACTGCTTCTTACCAACGAGAAGTGAGTCCAAGCATTCAAGTTAAATCCTTGACTACCAATGATTACATTTGCTCCGTTAACATAAAGTTTAGGACCATTGTTTGTCATGTACAGCATTAAAGAATATTCTATTGATGCGTTGTTTCTAAAATCAAATAATGTCGTTGATTGTAATTGTGTTGGGTATGCCCAAAATTCTATTGTAAAATCTCCAGTGCCAAATCCAAAGTCTGCTGTTGTTGAAATAGATGCACTGTCTCCAACACCATCTAAGAGTAAACTGGATTGTCCAAATTTTTTCAATGATGTTGATAATTTTGCATCACCGTTGGCAGTGATTTGTTTGCCTGTTGTTTCTGGTGGCATTGCAAATCCTGTTGATTTCCCATCAATTATAATTTTATCTCCATCTACAGATTCAACTGTGCCTGATGCCAATAGAGTTACATTGTCTGTGTCGTAGTATGATACAACGTGTCCTGCTTGGATTGCCGTACCCAATAAACCTGAAACTTTTAATTGTGTTTTACCATCTTCAGCCAAACCAGTTGTGCCGTCAACAGCATAGATACTTCTTGCCGCAAAATATGTAAATGAGTTTAACCATTCTATTCTTACACCATTTGTAAGTGTGACTGCATCAACACCTGGAGTAATAAATGTTGCATTTTGAAACAAACAACTTGCTTCATTGGATGCAGGAGTTGCCACTGAACCATCTAACAATGCACCTTTTCCAGCATCAGCAGATCCAAATCCTCTAGGATCTTGTGCTGTTGTCACTGTTCCTTGTGTAATGACAGTTACGTTTCTTATGTAAGGTGATCTTGATGTAACTTGAAATCCAGTTGAATCATCTGCACCTGTTGGATTAAATCTAAATGCGTGTCCTGTGTTGGCAACAGCATTGTAATAGAATCCAGTGATTGTCATATCTTCAACAGTGGTTTCACCGTTCAATATAAAAGCGTCATTGCTGTTTGTAAGAACACTTGGTTGTACCTTTACTGCTCTAATACCATCACCTCTTATACTAACTCCAGTTGGAATTGTTAAAGGAAAATCTTCTGTGTATGTGCCTGGATAAATGTAAACATGATCTCCAGCAATAGCCACTGATAATGCTTGTTCAATTGTAGCATATGGATCATTTTGGTGAGTTCCTGATTTAGAGTCATCACCGTTGGTTGCTACGTATATTACTTTACCTGGACGTGCTGTTAAGTTTAGTCCTTGTACAGTGATGTTTCCTGATAGTGCCAGGTTGTCCACTGTTAAATTGTTGGCATATGCTTCATTCCAACGTTTTGCCGCAGTTCCTAAATTGTATGTGTCACTGGCATCAGGTATTATGTTTGATGTGATGTCAGCATTGATTGTGATTGAATCTGTGTCATTATCACCAATAGTGATGTTACCATCTGCTCTAATGTTTCCTGTTGCGTGAATATTTCCTTGTACTTCTGTGTTACCTATAATATCTACAACACCTGTTCCGCTGGTTATAATCTCAAAGTTTTGGTTGGTATCAGTTGCTCTGATAGTGTTGTTAGTGATCACAAGATCATCTACATGAATTTCATTGTTGTACACAATGCCGTCTACGGCTGAAAAATTTAATTGTGATGATGTGGTTGAAATTGTGTTGCCAGTTACTGTGATATTGCCTACGTCTACTTGTCCAGTAACTTCTGCATTTGTTGTACGTGCTGTTCCGTTTATATCTAGCGGATATTGAGGAGTGCTGGTCTTAACACCAATCCTGTTGTTATTAACATCAATGTATAACAAGTTAGTCTCAAAAGCCAAATCTGCTCCATTACGCAGAAGATTGGACTTCAAGAGCTGACCTGATATTCGACCTACAGCCATTGTTTTTGCTCCTTTATAGCACGGGGATCTTGTCCCACCAACCTGATTTTCACCTTACATTATTCATAAGTTCTTCGTCGGTTGACCACGGTTTGTCCTGCTGAATCTGGTCAGATTCTGCATTAGTATTATTTATCGGTCTTTTGGTATTATATTGTACAAGGTTAATTTATACTAGTTTAATATGAGGTTGTAAACCACATTGAGTTCAGCCGCAATTTCGTCTGTAACTGTGACAGATTGCACACCAATTGAAGAAACCCAACCATCCACTGCTCCAGCATACACTTCTAAAAGACCACTGTCTGAGTTCCACCATATTGCTCCTAGTCTAGCAGTTATGGCATCACGTTGTACAGTTGTTCCAAATGGTCCTATATATCCGTTGGTTGAATCAAATGATATTGTTCTATTTTGTTTTAACCCTGTTCCTGTGAATGTGATATCTTGGTTGACTAATTTGTTCTCAATAGTTGCCCCAGAAATTTCAAGATTAGCAGTGTCTAGCACCACTTTACCAGTTCCGTTTGCTGTGAAACCTGCTTGAGGATTTGAGGCACTGCCCACACCTATCGTGTTGCCATTAATAGCAACCTGATCTTGACTAGAAAAACTAGGCACAATTAAGTTACCTGCACCGTCTATTTCACCAGCATATCCATTGGCTGTGTAAAAAGTAAATTTGTTACTGCTTAAATCAATATTAGTGTCTCGGTCACCATCTTTTATTCCATTCAGTGCTATTTTACCTGTTGAAAATAATTCAAATTCATTTATACTTGAATCAAACCTTACAGCATTTCCTTGATTAGGATTTTGTGCTGAGGTTCCTGATGGTAGAGATAGATGACTTGTGGAGTTAATTATTGTGTTGGTTGTTCCTCCACTAAATGCAACATCTCCTGATGCAGATGTTATATTTGTTTTGAATCCAACAGTGCCTAAATTAACTTTACCTATACCACTTGCTCTCAATTCTAATTGTGAATTTGTGTCTGTGGTTTGAATAGTATTATTGTGAATATCAATATTGTCTAAAGTTATTCTTGATGAATTTGTTTCTTTCCAATTTTTTGTTGCACTACCTATATTGCTTTGAGTATCTTGACTTGGTAGTAAATCTTGTTCAAAATCCATTGCAAAATTTACAGTGTCTCCAGCATCATTTCCAAAATTTAATCCTGATCCACCTATTGTGGCATTTCCTGTGATATCAACTTTAGGCATTAAAACATTTGCAGTTAAATTTACAGCATTGGATGATCCAACAGCACCTATCGAGAAACTGTTGTTTAATGTTTGAATTGTGTTGTTAGAAATTCTAAAATTTGGTACATCTATTTTTGTAGCATCAACAAGAGTTTCTTTACCTTGTACACCAACTGTCAATGTTGACGCACCTAATTCTCCATCATTCACTGCTATTGAAGTTGTACCTTTTCCTAAATCTACAATAAAATTATCGCCAACTCTAAAATCTCCGCCTTGGTCTTGACTTACAAAATGAACTCTTGCATTATTTGTTGTTACAACTTCATTTGTTTGATCAATAGTGTCTACATCATTTTCTACATTTTTTCCTGAACCAACATAAGCAAAGTTATGACTGATCAGATATGCTAAACTTCCATTACCATCTGCTACAACACCCTGATTACCATAGATTGTTGCACTTGCAATTACTCTTGCTTCGGTCATTGTGCCTTCTGTTACAGCATTTGCAGTTGCACTTTTAAATAGATGTGCTGTTACGTTGCTTGATATACCAACGTTACAAGTAATAGATGTAGCAGTTGTTTCTGTGATTGTAATTTTTTTACCTGAATAAGGATCTGATGGTCTTGGGTAAGTGTGATCTGTTGCATGACCATCCATAGCACACGTGAAAGTTAAACTGTTGTCTGCAATAGTAATTGTTTCGTTAACTCTTATTGCGTGGTTGCCGATAGTTAAAGTCATTACACCAGTTGCAGGATTATAACTTCCCGCTGTTGGAGTGTATTGATTTAATGTGTGTTGTAGATACAAACCTCTATTTGCAAAGTAAGTAAAGCAATTGATAAACTCTATTTTTGATCCGTTTTTAACTGTTACTGCATCTGCACCCGGAGTAATAAATGTAACCATATTGAATAACATTGATGTTCTTGGTGACGCTGTATCTAAAACATCGCTATCTACCAATGCGCCTCTACCTGCATCTCCTGAATCAAATCCTCTTGGGTCAGTTGCTGTTCGTGTGTCTCCTTGTGTTACCACTGAAACATTTTGTACGTATGGTGATTTTGTTACAATGCCGGCATTGTCTGAAAATCTAAAACCGTAACCACGATCAGTGTTTGCATCGTAATGGAAATCTTTAACAGTTAAATCCGTTACAACTGATGCATCATTCATTAAAAATGCATCTTGATATCTATTAGGCACATCTGGTTTGATTGTAACTGATCTGATGCCTGCACCTTTAACTGTGACATTTGCTGGTACTTCTAATGGAAATTGTTCTGTGTATGTGCCAGGTAAAATGTGTAGTTCATGTGGACCTGCTGTGCTTTCTTCAATGTATGACAATGCATGACGTATTGTTCCAAACGCAAAGTTAGGGTGATTACCTGCCAGTTGATCTGTACCATTTGTACTCACATACCATTTGTTTGCAATACCCAAGTTAACAGCAACACCTGATAAAGAAATTGTGTTATCGATTGTGATATCATTCAAACCTGTCATGGTTTGTACGTGCATATCTCCCCAACGTTGACCGTCGGAACCTATGTCATATGTGCTAGTAACATCTGGAATCAAATCAGATTCTATGTCACCATTGAAACTTAAAGTATCTTCTGGACCATCACCGCCTATAAAAATATTTCCATCAAAAGAAATATCTCCTGTGGCATGAATATTTCCTGTGGTGTTTAGGTCCGATGGAATTATTACTTTACCTGTTGTTGCTCCACCAACAGAAGTTGGAACATATCCCGATGCACCTGCTAGACTTGGATCGTCTTGTGCTGGTGTGTTACCATCTTGGAATATGCTTCTAATTGTTGCAAGTGACGGTTTACTAATAACCGGAGCAATGTATGTGTTATGAAATGCATAACCTAACGGATTGTTTGTTTGAATGCCTGCTTGTGTACGCATATCGTCTGTCCATTCCGGAGCAAGACTTCCACCGTCCCATAATTCTGTGTATTCAAACATAGCAAAGTTTAGTAGGAACAAATATTCTTTTGCGGCTACTTCAAATGCATCTGCATCTGTTTTCCAATCATCTGGATTTACTTGATAACCTGATGGATCCCACTTGCCGGCATCGTATGCTTCTTCCATTGCGGCATACAAATCACCTGTCTGCCAATCAGCGGCTAAGAACTGATATAGTTTTATATCATCTGCAGGTAAACCATGCATGTGTAGTGTGTGGAATACGTGTTCAATAACTTCTTGTGCGTCTATATCACCGTCGCCATAGCCGTCACCAGTTGAGTTTAAATACCACACCATATCATTTTGTACGTGAGTATCAAACAAGTTGGTTAGGTTCCAACTAATAACACCTGCGTCAGTTAAGAAGTTTGGAGTATAATCTGCTCCTGCACCTCTGGCTACTCTTTGTATAGTTGGCTGGCCTGCGTGATAAGTTCCTGTGTCACCACTTAATGTTTTAATTAACGCTCTTTGATATGATTGGTTAATGCCTGCACCAGTTGAGTCTGTAAACAATTCAAACATACGTGCTACTTTTTCTAACCACGCATCTGGAACTGCTGTTTGTCCACCTACTGTGCCAGCACCCATAACTCTTACACCATTAACAGTAACTTCGCGTTTAAAGAAATCGCTACCATCACCTGTGACATTAATGATTGTGCCATTGTTATATTCTGCATCTGCTACTCCACCGCCTGCACCAGGACCTGGTTCGATTCTGATATCTCCACCATTGTATGCTCTAATTCCACTGTTGGTGAATGCTAAATTTCCTGTACGCAATTCCGTCATTTGGAAATTTGTTGTCGCAACCATATTGATTGGACCAGTCAATGTGGAAAATGTGTCTGTTGGTCCGTCTATGTTGATGTTTCCAATTGAGGCTGAGTTTGTGGCAATTAAATTGCCTCTGTAAATTGCATCACCGGATACTAGAAATTCTCTTGTAGGAGCATCATTTTTGACACCTATTCTGTTGTTGATAACGTCAATGTACAATAGATTGGTTTCAAAAGCCAAATCTGATGTTCTCGTAAGATTTGCCTTCAATAATGGTCCCGATATTCTACCTACATTGGTTACTGCCATGTGACTCCTTTTTTAGTATTTATTGATTTTTGGTAAAGGAATTATTTGTCAAAGTTGTGTAAAACAGTGACTGGTTTTCCTGTAGGAACTGCTGTTCCAAATGTTATGTACTGACCTGATGGATACGATGCGTTTGTGATTGAACTTTTTCCATCCACATTGAATGTGTTTCCACCAACTGAATTGGCTTCTGTAAACAACAATTGATCAACACTTAAATGACTTGGTGTTACTGCTGTTACTGTGTATGTTCCGTTGTTGGTTTGTGAACCTGTAACAACAATTTCTTGTCCAATATGATAACCTTTTGATTGCCAATCAATCAATGCCGCATTAGCACTTACAAAAGCACCAACACCTGTTGAATTGTAATCTCTCACTGCACTTATGATGTTGCTGTTCACATCACATGGATTTTGTGTCAATGTGTAGTTGGTGTTTGGAATCTGTAAAACATTTTCCACCATCACTAAAATATTTTCTGGTGCTTGTGGATATCCTAATCCTGATCCAAATCCATCGTCAAGCAATCCAAAATTAACTTCTGTGTCATCACCATTACTTAAATTTTGTATCACAATATTTTGTGGCTCAGATAATCTAAACTGTTTCCATACTGGAGCACCGCCGCCTAATGATTCATAAACTTCAAGTTGTCTCAATGTTGTGTTGAATCTTAATTGTCCTTCAATTGGTGCAACAGGACGTTCTGCTTGAGTTCCTTTAGGAACTAAAAATGCACCTGTTGAAGATGCTTCAATTGTTTCGTACTGAGTGTATATTAAACCTTTACCGTTTAATAATCTTTTATTAGTGGATTGACGTTTTAGATATCTCATTACACCTCCAAGTAACTGACCACAACTGATAAGTTGTTAGCACCTGATTGAGCAACTTTAATAACGTCACCAGCACCCAACACTATTTTTTCTGAATCTAGTGTGAATGTTTCTGCTCCTGGTAGTAATGCGTTGTTCACTATCATTGATTGGTTTGCAACGTAGGCTCCAGTTACAGCATACAGAGTAAAGTTACTGTCTTCACCTCCTGTAGCATCTTCTGGACCAACATTTGTGATCAATATAGATGTAACAGCATAACTTTTACCTGCAGGTACTGTGAGAACATCTTGTGTTCCATTTACGTTTGCGTTTGTTATTGCCATTGTTTCTCCTTTAAAAAATTAATCCAAAAAGTAGTGCTCTGTTCTTGCTGATCACTTCTCCTCTTGTGTCATTAGTATTTACAAAATATAATCCTGTATCTCCACCAGATGGTGTTTTTGCATACAATTTAACGCCATTGGCGTCATACAACGGGTCTATTGCTGAATCTTGCACACTTGGTCTGTTGCCAATCACAAATGAATCATTTGCCCTTACTGACCCCGTTCCCGGTGCAACCAGCTCTAAATCTTCATTTGAATTAAGACTGCTGATGGTGTCACCTTCGATTCTTATGCTACCAATATCTGTGGTTTGTTGATACAATTCTAATCTAGTTGGTTCCCATAATCCTAATAAATTGTTATCAATTTTGATTTCAATTTTTGATGTGTTGCCTGATGAACTGTTGTCTGTGATTTTAACTTCTGTGTCACCGTCTACAATTCTAGGAAATGCCGCGCCAATCACAACTGCGTTGATTTCGTCATCAACATATTTTTTATTTGGAATATCATTGTCATCATTCATTCTAGTGATGTATGTTGCAGGAGCGATACTTGAACCCAATCTCAATGTGCCTGTTCCGCCTGGCTCAAAATAAATTGCATTGTTGTTGTTGATGTTGGACACTCTCAATGCCATTATGTCATTGCCGTCTGATGAAGAAACTTTGAAAGATCCGTAACCTGGACCTTGAGGTCCGCCTGCACTTGGACCTTGTGAAATTGTTTGTGTGCTTGGATTGTTCCAAGCAATTGATTCATCGTAAACCATATGAACATCATTTTGTGTTCCTCTGTCTACTTCAATACCTGCTTGATAATTATTGACTGCATTAACACCACTGCCTGCTTCTCCCGAATTAAGTGTGATAATATTGTCTGTGATTGTGGTCACAGTTGATTCAACTGTGGTCATAGTACCTTGTACTGTTAAATTACCTTTAACTAAAGTTGCCGACGAATCTAATTCGATTATGTTCGTGGCATCTGCTACTTTAATTTTGTAATTACCTGTTTCTAAATAAACTGTTTTTGCCATAGTTTTTTATAATTCAGGGAGTGTTGCCACTCCCTAAACTGTATTTTATATTATGCGTCGTCTGTGAAGTCGTCGTCATCTGTGTTAGCAACGTCGTCATCACCCGCTTCTTCAACTTTAACTTTTCCAGAACTAGCCGTCGCAAAATCCCATGCAAGTTTTGTTCCATCTAATGCATTTGATCCTGTTGCACTTGGTTGTGCTACTGTTAAAGTACGTCCTGAAATTTTACTTACACCGTAAGTTTCATTGTCAGAACCTTGTACTGAAATTGTCATTTCACCTGCAACTAAAGCCGCTGGTAATTTGCCAGTTGTTAACGTACAAGTAACCTCAGTATCTGTGGCACCTGTTTCAGCAACAACAAACTTTTTAGTTCCTTTTTGTCTGACAATAGTACCTTCTACAACACTTGATCCATTGTGAAAGTTAACTTTGATTTCATTTGCACCAGCAGTTGCACCGCCAGCCGCTGTTGTAAACAGTCTTTTATTAAGTGGTCGTCCCATTTGTTTTCTCCTTTTTTAGAAGTCCAATCCGGGTTCTAGCCGGTACGCAGTGGGTTAATACTGCATAAGACTTTGACACTAGTCAAAGTGCGTTTGAACTAAAGGTATTTATCGTTTGCTGAGTGATGCTATCAGTTCAACTTTTGAGAATTTTTTTGCTAAATTTATGGCTTCCACAAGCACAGCATTGGCTTGTTCTAGATAGTGATCTCGCTTGGTTCTGCGATAATCTATCAATATTGTGGTGTATTCGTCATACATTTTGTTCAGTGTGTTTTCTAATTTTTTAATGTCTTTGATGAACATGCCATGATTTTTCTTCCAAACCTGCAGTCTGTCCATGTACTCTCTGAATTCTAATAATATCTGTTCGTGTTCCATATTAAATTTTTCCCATTATATCTCTTGCTCCATATGTGACTAAAAATTTAGCACCTGCTTTGTGATACACTTTAGCAATTTCAATTTGATGTTCTATGGTTGGCAATCCTTTGTATTCATCAGACACTTGATACACACCAACAGGAATATATGATCCTGCATTTATCAAACCTAATTCACTCAAACTGTGTTGTGCTGGTTTAAGCAGGAGATAATCTGCCTTTTGAGTTTTAAATTTATTTGCTGTGGCAATCATTTCTGAATCACCATTGATGGGCAATTGGTATATTCTTTCAGTGGTTGGTGTACTGTCTGCAAGATCTCTAAATGAACTGTAAAACACACTTCTATATTTCACATATGCCATCACTTCACGATTGGTTTCAGATTTTAAATTATGCACTGTGTTGTCTCCCATGTCCGATGGAGCCAATATGTCTGCACCTGCTGATTCTAATTTCTTACCCAAATCAATCAACAATGCTTCACTGGTGTCTGGTTTATCCATTACTCTACAATGTCCATCTGGCAAAGTAGAACACAAACATACATCTACAATTAATTGTATTTTAGGAAATTTTGTTTTTATTTGATTTACAATTCTTTGATTAAAACTCCAATCAGGAGTCCAAGTTTTATATTGTGGTGTGATAAACAACAAGAAACTGTCAACACCTTTGTCTACATCTTGTTGTATCTGATCGTTAATTAAGATTTCGGAAAAACTACTATTGTGGACGCCTAATCCAGCCGTTTCTGTTCTGCCTTTTTCGTTGACAAACAATGGCTGGATTAAGTCCATATGATTACTTCTCTTCTTTTTTAGGAAGTGCCGCACACTGTTCTTCGTCTGCTGGCAGACCAGTGTTTTTATCATAGATCCAAACATACGAATAAGTGATGTTGTCATCAGTCATTGAACATTTTTTTCCAAATGATACTCTTGGTTCTTTAATAGAACAAGCCGACACTGTGAAGAAAGTTAATATTAATATTGCAATACTTTTCATTGTAGTCCTTGTTAGTGTTTCCTCATTAATTATACAACATTTTGGTATAAAAGTCAAGTCTTGAACAAAAAGTCAATAAAAAAGGGGGCCGAAGCCCCCTTTAATGTGTAAGTTGTTACTGTTGATTATGCAAACGAAATGTTTGACATAGCAACCTCACCAACATAGTCCCCAGCATTTCCTAGTGAAGATGCTGTGTTGTTTAACTCTACATAACCATATCTAGTCATGAAAGAAACAACTGGTTCAAAAGTTGATGGGTCAAGTACAACACCGCTAGACATTAACGGAATGTATGGGCAATAGAACGCCGCCGCATCTGCTTCAGATGAGCCTTTGTATCCTACCAATACAGCCGAATCGTCTGCCGCATATGTGTCAACATAGATTTTCATCGCACTGTTTAAAGTTCCAACCATTTTTTGGTTAGTTGGTGCTTCAAAAGAACCTTCAGTTGTTCTTGCGAACGCTGAAGTTGTTGCAGATTGAAGTACAGTTAAAGCCTGTGGTGATACCACAGCCCAGTTACCTGCACCACGTCTTGTTCTTTGTGCAATTTTATTAGCAGTTCTGTTGATTAAAACAGCCAAAGCCGCGTGTTCATCACCTACGAATGTTGCCGTACCTGATACTGCCGCTTGGTTGAATGTTTCTTCAGTTGCCGCTAAAGTTCTTAACGAGTTGATGACTTCTTGGTCGATTTCAGCAGTAATTTCTTGTGCTAATGCCGCCATGATTTCAGCCTCTACGTCAATACCTTGTTGAGCTTGAGCGTCTTGAGCAGATTCAAATGTCCATCTTGCTTGTAACTTTCTGCTTTTTGCTTCAACAGTTTGTTTCAAGATTTGAATTGACATTGCTTTACCACCAGTACCTTCTTTAGTGGCTGTTGCGTCTGCATTACCATCTGGATCTGCTACATCGTTACCTGAATAACCTTGTGCAATTGCAAATGGTGATAATGCTTCAGCCCCTGCCGCTAGTCCGCCGCCTGATGTTGCCGCTTCTGCATATCTTACTCTTAGTGTGTGGATTTGTCCAACTGGGCCAGTCATCGGTTGTACTCCAACCAATTCGTTAGCAATTACAGTAGGCATAACCCTTCTTATCACAGGTAGGATCACTCTGTTTAAAGTTGCAACGTTACCGGCAGATGTAGCACCTGCTGTTGCTGACTCTGAAAGATACTGTTTAGTATTTTCTAAAGTAGCCGCCATAACTGCTTTTTTATTTCCAGTTAGACCTTCTAATAACGCACTCTTTGTGTCCTGCCAGCGAGTTTCTGTTAGTTCTGACATTGTGTTTTTCTCCTTTTTTTTATATCCCAGCAAGTCTTCTAATATCAACGATGTTGCTATTGAATTGATTGCTGTTTACAATGTTAATTTGTTTATCGCCTGTTACTTCTGTGCCTTCATTTATAGCCTGTTTTTTCGCTGGAGTCCTACCGTTTAGAACAGATGGTATGTACTTTTCGAATTGCTTTCGTAAAGCACCCGTCTGCACACTCTCCAGTAGATTGTTCATTATTTCTTTTTGTTCTGTGTTCAATGGTTGTGTTAACTCATTGATCACTTCACTTCTCTCTGCCGCTTCTTTAATTGTAGCAATTTCTTGTTCTTTTGCTTCAATTACTTTTTGCTTCTCATTGACAGTCTTCATCGCTTCTTCTGCCTGTAGTTTCGAAATGTCCACTACTTTTAGAAGTTTTGCTGTTTCACCTTTTTCGTTCAAGAATGATTGTGAAAATTCTTGTTGATAAGATTCGAACAGTCTGCGACCAAAGTCGTTTTTGCGAGCCGCTTCAATGTCTTCTTTTAATGAACTAATCTCTTGTTTAAGAGTTTTGCCCACTACTTCTGACACTTTTTCAGCACCTTTTTTCACAAAGTTACTTCTAACTTTTTCAAAATGTGCTTTCGCTTCTCTGATAAGACGTACTTTTGTTTCAGCAACGTCTTGTTTGTCTTTTTGAAATTCTGAAATTTCTTTAGACAGAGCTTCTACCACGAAGTCCTCAAGTTTAACAAAATTTTCTGCCATAACTTTTTGGTCTGAGTGTAGTTCAGCAACTTCGCCTTTAAGTTGATCAAAAACAAATGCTTTTAACTTTTCAGTGTGTTCACCGATTTGAGTAGCATACTTAACTTTTTCTTCTGCAAGTTGCTTCTTGTCTTCTGCGAACTCTGCCATTTCTGCTTCGATTCTTTCAGATACCATTTTATCAACAGCCTCTGTCAAACTTGCTTTGTCGTGTTCATACTTCTCTGCAAATTCTTTACGAAGATCAGCAGTGGCAGAAAGTTTGTTTTCTTCAACCTTCTGGTTCCATGCGGATTCTATTTCTGCTCTGATCTCTTCCGAAATTCCGTTATTTTCAAAAAGTGATTTCAGTGCTTCTAACATTCTTTTCTCCTATTTAGATTGGAGTTTTCCAATTATGTTTATTAGTTGTTCTTTTAGATATTTTTGTGCCTTTGTGTCCCTTGCTGAGTTAAATGCTTTTAAACCACCTTTTGTATTCATTAGATGCTCGTATATTGGCTCAGGATATGCTCCTGGCGCCGATGGTTGTGCAACGATATCTACTGTGATGATTTCAAAATCTGATACTTTACCGGATCCGTCTTCTTTAACATTACCAGAACCCCTGGATGAAACTCCTAATTTAACTCCGCTGTTAAGCATTGTTTCAACTAGTTGTCCCATCGGGGTTGGTAATACTTTTAATTTTCCGTATCCGTTTGGTCCGTCCATCCACATTTCATTTACCATGTGGCTGACACGGTCTAGGTTAATATTAAGTCCTTCTGGATGATCCACTTCGCCCAACACCGAGTATCCACCAGTGATTTGATCGTTAAGTGTGCTGACAGCCCTCTGGATTTCGTTAACAGGATACACTCTCTGGTTGGCGTTTTTAACACCTCCCTGAATGCAGATTCCCTTCATGTAAAGGGATTTACCGTTGTGTTCGTCCTTAGTCTCAACGACTATTCCCGCCTGGTCAAAAGTCAGCGTCTCACGTAATGATAACATCCGTTTTCCTTATATTACCTTATTAACTGCCAATTGTTGACTTTGCAGAAGAATCATCTTCTGTGCTAGTCTTGGCCTTTGGTGCCGCAACAGGTTTCGCTTTAGCGCCTGGTACATTAACGTTACCTGCGTTGTCTTCTTTTGGAGCAGGTGCTTTACTACCTGTTTCCTCACCGCCTTTAGCGATGTTAGAAGCCGTTCCGCCCATATCGTTTTTGCCAGCAACTGGTGATTTAGAGTTATCTGAACCGTCTGTGTGCGTTACGCCCACTTTGTTCACATATTCTCTAATTTCTTCACTTGCTGATTTTGGCTCTGCTGTTTCTACTGCTGGTTGTTCACCAAGTTCAGGAGCAACTTCTAAAGTTTCTCCCTCTGCTGATTGATCTACAACGGCTTCGTCTTCTTTTTCTTCACCGTTATCTTCAGCGTCGTCGCCTTCTGCGTCGTCACCTTTGTCCTCATCGCCCATCATTTTTTCAAATTCGGCTTTAAGGTCATCAATAGCATCTTCTAAATCAACAACTCTGTCTTCGATTTCTTCTTCACCTTTTTCAGAGTCGTCGCCTTTATCCATATCACCTGCTGGTGCTTCGATGTCAGCAACCATATCGTCTGTTGCGTCTCCACCGTGTGCTTCTGCTGGTGCAATTTCTGTGTTTTCGATGTCTAAGATAGACTCATCTGTTGCTTCTTCATCTTTTGACTCTTCGTCTTTTGATGCTTCTTCAACTGCTTCGTCCTCTTTAGACTCTTCAGAAGTTTTTTCTTCAACTTTTTCGTCTTCTTTTGCTTCTTTAGACGCTTCTGTTGTTTCTTCTTCTTTTGAATCTTCTTTTGAAGTTTCTTCTACTTCGATATCTTTGATATCATTTTCTAAAAGACCTTCATAAATTGATCTTGATTTTTCCACAACGATATCATGGAAAATTTCTTCTGCCGCTGTTCTATCGTCAGCGACTAGTTTTTCAAGCATTTGCTCGAATTTGCTTTTATCTGACATTGGTTTCTCCTGTTTAACTGTTTATGATAAGACTGTCATGTATTATTTAACCGATAGGTAAAAAAATAGGTAGATAATGGGCCGATACTGGCCCGTTTGACGCAGAATTTATAAATGATAGCGTCTTTTGAACTCTTGCACTGTGATTTCACTATAATTTGTAAATTTTTTAAGGTCTTTAGCCTCAAAAACATCAGTGCCTTCTGGTACTACTCGTATATATCTCTTTAAGGAATTTTTCTGTAGGATAATACTGGTTTGCCTGTTCCAGTTGCCATGGTATGTGGCAGTGTCTGAATTCTTTTTGTAGTTGGGTGTGTCTCCATATATGTTGTTCAACTTGCCTTCTGTGGTGCCAGTGAAGTCGAAACCCAACAAAAATATCAATTGATGCATGTGTTTGGATGCCAACCACAGTGCTGTGGGTCCAGATGACCATCCCATGCTGGGCTCAAAGAAGTTTAACCCTTTGTACTTTTTGTATGCTCTATTTGGATTGGTCCAAACAGGCATTTTCAACTGAGCACCTGCTGTGCAGATCTCATTGATCATCTTGGCATCAACTGCTACCAGGTAGTTGGGTGTGTAAGTTCTGTATACTGCATTGCAGGCATACACTTTGCCGAATTGTTGTAGTGGTTCTAAAGGAATTGGTTTGCGACTGAGACCATTGCCTAATACAAAAGCAATAGACATCTATTACATTTCCGGTTGATTAGCGGCGCCGTACATCTGTCTCACAAATTCTAACTCTTTTTGTTGTTCATCTTTGTGGAATTCGCCGGCTTTTCTTGCTTTGTTGATCTGTTTTAATGAAAGTCTAGTTTTACGTGTGTCATCCAATGACATAATAGATTGATCATCAGCGGCGTCGTATTCTTTTCTTTCGCCTGGCTCTGTGGTAATCTGATCGTAATAAAAAAGTTCACGCAATATCATAAAATTATTTATCGCTACTGGCCCGGAGTTGGAGTTCCGCCACCTGCATCTCCTGTTGGTGCTGGTGCATTGTCGTCTCCTGGAGCAGTGGGATCTTCAGTTGGTTCTGCCGCATCTAAATCTGCTTGGATGCCTGCTGTGCTGACACCTGCACTTCTCAATTCAGTTGCTGAAGTGGTTGGTTTAGATTGCATTGATTCATCATTCTCTTCTCTCCACATTCTTTCGTTCTCTGCCATCTCTTCTGGAGTCAATCCTAAGAATCTTGATAGAGCATAACGTTTGCTCACAAATGGCACAGTGGCTATTTGTGTGTATGTGGAAATTCTGTTGTTGTCTACCTCTGCTTGTCTATAAGAAGCAAAGTTCATTGGTGGTTGAAACTTGATATCAAACATCGCTGTGTCGATGTTTACACCTTTTTCTAAAAGATAACGTTTAAATTCTTGATTGAATTCATCTGATACTAGATTTTGTAGTCTTTCACAGTATTTGTTGAATCTTAATTCTTGAATGTATGCTGTGCCCACTCTGCCATCATTGAAACTGCTTTGCGAATCATCTGCTCCTGTTGGCAAATATGAACTTGGTATTCTTAATCCCCTTAACAACTTGTTGGTGAAGTATTTCAGGTCATCAATTTCACCCAGGTTAGTACCACCCGGTAATGTTTCAACCTTAGAACCTCTGCCTTCTGCTGTTTGAGGGAAGAAATAATCTTCATTGATTGATAATGGATTGTATGCTGAGTCCACAACGTTTTGTCCACCACCTGTTGATGAAGGAATACGTCTTTGATGTATTTCAGTTTTCACTCTTTCCACAAATTGCATTGCCAAGTGACTTGGCATGTTACCTACGTCAATATAGAACACTCTTCTTTCAGGTGCTCTTTGTACTCTGTAGATAATGATTGCGTCTTCTAATAATTCTTTTTGTTTGTAAACTTTAAAAATACTTTCCAATAGTGAATTACCAAACGGAAAGTTGTTGTCCAGTCCTTCTGATAAACTTAGGTGTACAATGTGTTCGGCATCAACAGCAATTTCTCTTTGTCCTGTGCCAAATCTTGTTCCTGGTGCTGATGTGTTGTCAACTCCAGTCATTCCTCTCACACCACCAGTCAAATATCCTGATCCTCCGCCAGTCACATTGCCTGTTGTTTGATGAGGTGTGGTTGCAACAAGATTTTTAAAATTAAAATTAATGTCTTTGACCACATATTGCTCAGGTGTCTTGCCTGTGCTTTCATTTACTATTATTTTAGAAACTTTTGCTGGATCAACGTGAAACATTTTCTTTGTTTCCGGATCTCTAATGAAAAATGCATCACCATACTTGAACACATTACGCATAATCTTAAACACACGTTTTGTGAAATCATTCATTTTGCACCATTGATGCAGATACTGTTCTATGATTTGTATTTCTGTGTTGGTTGCTTTTTGATTGTATTCAAATTTGAAAGGTGTATTGTTTTGTGTGTTGTTCTGTGTGCAAAATTCTGCTAGAATATCCAATGCGGCATTCACTTCAGAATCTAAATCCATCACATTGTATTGTCCGTATCTTTCAATTCTGTTTGGTGCACCACTGTACACATCTGGAAGATAAGATGAATAGTTTGTTTTGGCAGGTCCGGCTTTGCCACCTGCTCCACCGCCTAATGGTGAATTCATTCCGCTTGTACCATCTGCTAGTGGCACTTCTGTAAAATATTTTTTCCAACTCATTATCCGAAATTCTCCGCTGTGTCTGTTGTTGCTCGTGCAGTAGTTCTGCTGTAACGATTTCCGTCATTCATCGCCATTAAAATTTGTTCCATAGTGTTATTTAACTGATCCAACTTGTCTCCGGTTGAACTTGCGGATGCTGTTGTTGTTCCCATCATGCCACTTCTTAAACTTGTCATTGCTGTTCCTAAATTTTCTATACTGTTAGCATACATGTCTATTTTGCTTTTGTCAAGCTCATCCAGTGTTTTATTCAAGTTTTTGGCAAAGTTTTCTGTACCGCCACCAAATATTTTACCAACGAATCCCGACACACCACCTTTGAGTGCTCCTGCACCCATTTGTGCCATTGCCAACGACAGTTTGCCTGTAGCAGAAGCAATGTCTTTTAATTTTTCACCGTCAACATTTTGAAAACTGTTTAATCCTTCTGCAAGCGATGATAAACCTTTACCAGCCGCCAATGCTCCAAGACCGACACCTGCTCCCAAGATGGCAACTACACCTGCTATGACTCCTGCACCCATCAATATTTTTGGACCCATCGCCGCAAAAGCACTGATCCCTTTTGCCGCACCTGACAGGACAGAGCCTCCACCTGCTCCTGCAGATTTTAGCATATTCATTCCTGGCATTTTACCGCCACCTCCACCGCCTCCTGTTAGATAACTTGAAACTCCCGTGACGGCTTTCTTGGCGACAAATGCAGTCAATGCCGTCGCCAATAGACCTGCCGCGATTGTTAGTCCACCCATCCATTTTTTGCCTGAGTCCTCTAATCCATCAAACCAATCGTTAAATTTCGTGCCTAAATCATCCAATGTGGTTGCAATAAAAGATTTAGGACCAATTATGCTTGCCAAGCCACCTATAATCATATCAACTCCTTGTTGGAATGGAACCANTAATTTNTGAANTTTTNAACTCAAGTTTTCACTGGCTTGGTCAAATTGTTTTGCACCTGCAGTACTTTTCGCTCTTTGTTCTTGCTCGTCTATTATTTCCTGAGTGCTTTGTCCTAAGAATTTTCTAAATTTCACAGAATCTGCCGCAACATTGAAAAATTCATTGCCCACACCCAACTGAGTAGCAATTAATTTTTTCTGTCCTGCATCCATGTTGGCAATGCTTTCACCGTTACGTGCCAGTGCTTGAATGAACTGATCACTTGCACCAGGTACACCATCTCTCAATGCCGACACTGCTTCACGCACACCTTCCACTGCAAATATACCAACTTGTTCTCCGCCTTCTGGAAATCCTTTTGCCAGCAATCCTGTCACAGCACTCACCATTTCTGGTGCCGCCGCTTTGACCCTTACCATGGTTGCTTCTATTTCACTGTTTGAAATCAAACGCAACTCTCTAGCATCTGCCACTGCTTGTAATTCATCTTTCACTTGATCTCTTTGCAATCCTGTCAATCTTGACAATTGGTCCAATCTCAATAGATATTCTTGCGAGCCTGCAACCAACTGTGAATTACTCATTGATTGAGATCTACCCAAAGTAGTCTGTAAGTCTAGATAATCAGCAAAGCCTTCTGTGATGTCTTCCATAGAAAATCCAAGACCTGTGATTGTTTTTCTGAAATCACTCTGTAATAGTGTTGTCATTATTGTGTTGAATCTTCTTGCACCTTCGTTTGCACTACCGCCAAAACCAGCAAGTGATGTGTTGGCACTCATTAATGCCTGAGCCAATCTTGTCATGTCTATGCCGGCGTCACCTGCTATACGTCTAAAATCACTGACTGTTTGAGTTGTGTTTGCGCCTATCTCTGCCAAGTTTCTGAAAGTGTCAACATTTTCAAACACTCTTGCCGCTAGGTCGGCTGTGAATTGTAAAAATACTTTGTTTAATCCTGTGGTGCTTTGTGATAGAGCACCGAGTCCGCCAACCAATCCGTCTGCTCCATTGGTTAAGGATGAAAATCCGGCTCCTGCCGCACCTAAAACTTTTTTGAATACAACAACCGATTTGCTGGATTTTTTGGTTTCTTCTGTGAACTCACGTTGAGCACTACTGTTACCACCACTAGACCCGCCCAAAGCCTTCAATATCGCTTTGGCAGTATTTTCGCTGGCTAGTCCGCCTTTTTTAACCGCGTCTTCTAATAATTCTTCAATTGTTGCCATTATGTGATACCAAAATCCTTGTTACTTGTATTTAATGCCAATCATTAAGTACGCATTTAATATGTCATACTAAATATTAGCAGTTTAAAAGTTAATAACAATATTTATTGGAGATTGAATGTCACAAGAACAAATAGGTACAAATAGTAACCCACTTAAAAAGTATTACAGACAGCCCAAGCAGTTTGTAAGATTGCCAAGTGGTTATAAATTTTATCCTGAAGGATCTATCCAGGTTCCTGAATCAGGAGATGTTGCTGTGTATCCTATGACAGCAAAAGATGAAATGTTGCTGAAAACTCCAGATGCATTGTTGAATGGTGAAGCCACTGTGACAGTGATACAGAGTTGTATCCCGTCAATTAAGAATGCATGGGCAATGCCTTCGATAGATTGCGATGCGGCATTGATGACCATCAGAATGGCCACATATGGAACCAGCATGACTATGCCAATCAAAGTGCCAGGCACATCCATTGAGAAAGAATTGGTGTTGGATTTACAAGAAAGTTTGAACAGCATCTTGTCAGCACAGTATAATGATACATTTTTTTATCAAAACATGGAAGTAAAAACAAAACCTTTAACATACAAAGAGTTTACTGAAAGTGCAATCCAAACATTTGAACAACAAAGAATTCAAAAGATTGTGGATGACACAAAAATGAATGACGAAGAAAAAGTAAAAGCATTTCAAGCCACTTTTAAAAAATTAACAGAATTAAGTGTGGGCATGGTGGCAAACACAATAGCATCAATCACAGTGGATGGTGAGACTGTGACAGATATAAAACAAATTACAGAATTTTTAGATAACACTGACAAACAATTTTTCAGTTCCATCATGGAGCATTTGGAAAAAAATAGAGAAGCATTTCAATTAAAACCTCAAAAAATAACTTCCACAGAAGAAGAAGTTAAAAACGGAGCGCCTGCTGAATACACAATACCTGTAGCATTTGATTCAGCAAATTTTTTCGTATAAAGATAGCAACACTGCCGACTTCTGACATTATCAAACTCACCAAAGAAATGGAAGGTGAAATCAAAAATTTCAAATCCGATCTATTCAAATTGGCCTGGTTCATGCGTGGATCAATCACACTGGACGAGATGTATGCCACTTGTCATGAAGACAGAGAAGTGATGGGCGGTGTGATCAAAGAAAACCTAGACACTGCCAAAAAAACAGGACAACCGTTCTTTTAAGCACAACACACTATATATAAAGTATAAAAAATCATACACACACGGTGCCTAGAACCAAATAGCATCATTTAATCAATGACACACACATTCTAAATAAATCACATATGCAAGTCTACACACAAATTGTACGACCCCAGGAGTTGGATGAGGATGACCTGTGGATTCCCTGTCTTAAAACAGCCACCGTTGAACACTCTCCTGCAGATGCACAAGGACTGATCATCACACACATCGAAGCCATCAAACACTATGCTCACAGTCTAGCAGAACTGTTGGATCAGAAGGTGTACGCCGTGGGATCTAAAACTTATGACCGACTCGTAGAGGCGGGCTTCGCAGAAAAAAATATTCATTGGCGACACACAGCCAACGATCTAAAACTGCGTTCCAAAAACACAGGCCCAATCACTTGGCTCCACGGAGACAAGTACGCCAGAGATTTTCGTGCGATACCAGAAGTCACTGCGATTCAGACATACGAATCAAAACCAGATTCGAACGCCATCAAACAGATATTGAAATTGGAACCAGATGTTATTCATGTGTATTCTGATTCTGTGTTGAAAGAGTTGGAGATTAGAAACTGGAGTCACACCAAGTTGAAACACGTTGAATCAGCGGAACCTGATCGTTCTGTTTGGTTGGATTGTGAATCATTTGATCCCAATGTTTAAGAACGACTAGCGTCGTTCTGCTTTTCGCTTACGCTCAAGCATTTAAGCAATCACATAACGAAGTTATGTCGTGCATCATGCAGACAGTTGATCCATACTTCACCCAGTAACGGGAAAA